AGAAAATAAAGATGGTGTCTTGAAACAGTTTTAATGTACTTTATATCTGCACCATTTGGAAATTATTTAAAGTTTAAAAACACAATATCAGTAACAGGTTCGTGGACTTTAGAATCAAGACCAGGAAGATTAAAACAAATTGTAAAGACTTTACGGCCAACACGTGGTGGCTGGATAAATAGAATTGGATTACGTAATCCGGGCATACATGTTGGAGTACGTAAACACAAACCTTGGGAAATTTTAAGTTTAGCACAAATAGAAGATAATGACTGGCACAAGATGTATAACATTGTGCCTAGTAACGCATCTGTAGAAATAAACATTTCTTGTCCAAATATTGACAATTTGCATAGTTCATGCAATAATATAAGTAGTACCCAATTTAGTAAATGGACAGAGGATAAAAGAGAATGGTGTATTTGCAAAATACCCCCTACGTATACAGAACAAGAGATAGAATCCGTCCTTGCGAGCGGATACACTCAGATACACGCTTCGAACACGATCCAAACGGAGAAAGGTGGGTTGAGCGGACCGGCGATAGTGCCTTACACATTAAAGATTCTGAAGCTCATAAAGACAAAGTATCCCTCAGTGACCGTTATAGCAGGTGGAGGAATTTACACGAAGGACACAATAAATATGTATAAGGACCATGGAGCAGATCACTTTAGTTTAGGGACTATTTGCTTTACACCGTGGAAGATACAAGGAATAATTTCATGACAGTAGAAAGAACAAACGATGAAGAACTATTATCAGGTATAGTTAAACGAGCATGGAAGCATTCAAATAGCGTAGGTGAAGCACCTGGCATTATTTCTTTAGCCGGGTTTAAAGATGATGGAAATTATCCTGCGTTTATAGATTGGCTTCAAAAAGAGGGAATAAACGTAGATGATGGATTTGACATTGACCGCTCATGCGGGATTGATTCAGGGTTTACATTAGAGGATTTATGGAAAGCACTTGACCCTCCAAATCTTAGTGAACCTGAAATGAGTGTATTGGATATACCCGAAGAAGAAGCAGTTGATGAAGTAAAAGAATCACTTGAAGATTTAACAGCAATAAACGAAGCCGCGGTAGAAGCAGAAGTAGACTCCGGTGCTATAACAATACAAGAGGATGCCGAGTAAAAGTAAAACTAAAGGCAGTTCTTTTGAACGAGAAGTTGCAAAAGAATTATCAGATTTATATAATGAGAGCTTTATAAGAACTCCGTCGTCGGGTGCTTATGTTGGCGGCTCTAATGTCGTACGAAAAGATTTTTTATCCGAGGGACAAATACAGTCTTTCAGAGGAGACATAATACCACCCGACGAGTGGAAATATTTTAACGTAGAATGTAAATCATATGCAGATTTTCCGTTTCACCAGTTTTTATTTGATGGTGAAATTAGGCTATTAGAAGAATGGACAGAACAACTATTAGATGTATCAGAAGAAAAAGATTTGAACTTATTAATACTAAAATTTAACCGCAAAGGCAAATACATAGGCTTCCAAGAATCCCTCCACAATCTCTCTTTTAAAACCCACAGACATACAATATACAAAAACTGGCTTTTCACAGGCTACAACGACTTTTGGCAATTAAACAAAGACTCAGTAAAATACCTTTCGATCAAAGGTAACCCATACGCCCTAAACTGTCAGAAATGACCGGTCGAGGACTAGCGATACTATGAGTACATAGTGTTAGTTCGGATTTCCGTTGGCAATGATCATTAACATGCCCATACATCACGAGATGGGAACGAGCAAGCAATCCTGACGACTTTGGAACTTGCAAGGCTGGTTATAAACTGCCTCCTATAGTTATAACCATTCAGCCTGCGTTGGTATAGTAGACTGTAAAAGGGTACAGCCCAACCGCCTTTTCCTTTAATTAGGTTAGTTAATAGGAGGTGTGCATTCCGAGGGGAATAGGACACTTAGCCATATACAGGCTAAGTGTGGCTTGACACTCGGGGAATAAGTTCTATAAATCAGTTAATATCTATAATAAGTAACATAACAAACAATTTAAACTGAAGATACGGAGTATCTGATAGTTTCGATGAGCAAAGCTCATCGTTTAAGTATGGAGAAAAGATATATGATTAAGATAGCACATAGAGGTAATACTAATGGTAGTAATGATCTTGAAAATGCTCCTGAATATATTGATAAATCTTTAAGTAACGGATACGAAGCAGAAATTGATGTTTGGTATCACAAAGATGGCTTATGGCTTGGACACGACAATCCTAAGTACATGATAGACTTTTCGTGGTTACAAGATAGACAAGATCGATTATGGTGTCATGCTAAAAATTTCGAGGCTTTAAATAATTTACTTTCATATCAAAAGATAAATGTATTTTGGCACCAAGAAGATAATTATACTGTTACGTCTCAAGGATACATATGGGCATATCCAGGACAATCAGGTAATGACGCTCGCACAATAGCAGTAAAACCAACACCCTCAATGAAATTAGGCGACTTCTATGGAGTCTGTTCTGATGATTTCACACAACTTGAAATATGAAAAAAGTAGCAGTATGTTTTAGTGGACAACCTCGGTTTGCAGATATAGGATGTTTATTCAATCGAAAATATTTTGAAACTGAGGAAACCTCTGTTGATTATTACTTACATACATGGGATACTCAAACAGTAGCCGAAGTCGTTGTAAAACATGATTTAGAAAAATTAAAACGAGATTTAAATGATTGTTATCCTTTTAAACGTATAGAAATTACAGGGTATAATATTATAGACGAATGGCTTGAAGAAAATCCAGATTGTTGCTATTGGGGAGATCCTGAAAAACAAGAAACAGAACATGAAATTGGACATGCAGGAAATTATCAAGCATACGGCATGTTTTTTAGTGCATATAATAGTTTTAAATTATTAGAAGATAATTACGACATTGTATATAGAATGCGATTAGATTGTGCTATAAACTATAATGCGGCCGCTCCCATTGAAGATGCAATAAGTTGGGCAAAAAATAAAGAGCCTGATGGCATGTATACAACAGATATGACTTTAAAACGTGGCAAAACAAAAATTGTAGATATAGTATACTTTGGAAGTCATAGTGCTTCAAAAATGTTATATGAACCTATTCTAGATATTATGAAATTTTGTATAACAGATCCTAAAATAAAAGAAAGACATTTTCATACACATACTGGATGGTCACATATCTACAAATATTCAAATGTAAAATTACGTACATACAAAAATCCATTACCTCATAAATTAATAAGAGAACCTGCAACTAAAATACCTAAGGAAGAAATGTCTTGGAAAGCAATGGCTAAAGTTTCTCAAAAATGGGATGGTATAAATGCTCATTGGAGTAATACTCGTAGAGACTATGATATGCCGTCTACTTTCTAGAATTTTCCTGCATTTGTTTATTTAATTTCTCATTACGTTCATTAACAACTTCAATTAATAGTTTTCTTTCCTTGGCACTCATTTTTGTCACATCTTCGTATGATACCGTACCTTCGGTATTAACAACTAGTTCTAATAAACCTTTAGTAAATTGATCGCTTTCGGTCCAAAACTCCTCAACTAGCGAGTCGATGTTATCCCATCCTGCGTCAAGAAGCCTTATCCGAAAAAAGATATTGGATCCATGCTAATCCTGGTATTATATTTGTGCGAACATGCCCGGCATTCTGCGTTATAATCAATGTCGGTACCAGAATTATTTAAGTCGTCAATTTTACTATTTAGAGCATCAAACTCAACTTTTTTAATATTCCTCAACCAGTCTTTAACATGATCTTTATTTGAAACATGATTACCATCAGGCATTTCAATTTTAACAATATTTTCTCTTAATGTTTCAAATTGCATTGTAGTAACATTATGAGCAAATGATTTTAATAATTCTTGTTGCCTTTCTTCGGGTTCTTTGTTTTCAACCGCAAGTTTATTAAGCAACATTCTATACTGAAGTGCCGCTACTCCTTGTTTTGTTTGTAATGCAACTGTTGAGGGTTTTAAAAATACTTTTAGTTCGTTTATGTTTACAAAAGTTTCCGCAGGCATTTCTCTAATGTTAGCAATTATATCAGGAAGTTTAAATGAATAATCTGTATTTTCACGACAAGTTGGACATTCGCTAGAAACTGTAAGATCATCACCATATGTAACAAATCTTGCAGTAACCATAATAACATCAGCATCGGCTATTGTAGTTTCTTCTGGATTATGAATATCAGGGGCACAACTAGCAACAATTCGCTTTAGTGCTTCTCCATTTAATAATGCATCAGGATTTTTAAGCCACAGCTCATCTTCTGCTGTCATTGGATAAATTGCTAATTCCCCTTCTACTGAAAGTTTAGGAGGAACTGAATAGAACATACCTTTACTAGGTAACTTGATAAAAGCACCAGGCGCCCTAAAGTATTGTTTTAAGGGGTTTTCCATAGAATAAATATAAGAAAGTGTTCAATCGTATTTATAAGGACGAAAATGCCACGAGTTTCAATGTCAGCATTAGAACAGGGAGTAGACTATCCTGAATGGGCTAATGAGCAAACATTACAAGAATTAGTAGAAGCAATAAAAGGTGTAAGAAGTACCTCTGTTGATGAAGGCAATCAAACACAACAGGCAATTACTAAAGGTACTAGAGCAACTGTTCAAGCAATAAAATCTGGAGGTGCTTTTGGTGGTGGATTAAATCCAGCGAACTGGATAAGCGGCTTTGGTAAGTTAATTACGGGAGCAACTGGACAATTAGGAAAACTTATTAGAAACCTTGATAAAGTAGATGGTTCATTTAAAAGTTTATCACAACTTGTTGATGATGGTACAGGTATATTTGCAACTGCCATGACAATGATGGATGGATATGTTAGACGTGTTAGAGATTTATCAAATGTTGGACTTGGTTTAAGTGGGGAAATGACACGAATTGCTGGAGCGGCCGCGAGTTCTAGGTTGACAATTGATGCTTTTAATAGTATACTAATAGAGAATGGCATAACTATTCGAAATCTAGGAGACTCTGCAATAGAGTCTGCACAACGATTTGGTGCCTTATCAGAGGAACTTACAATAAATTTAGCTCAAATGGGTATGTATGGCATGCGACAAGAAGAGTTAAATGATTTATTAGTTGGGCAATTAGAAATACAAAGAATGCAAGGAATCCAAGGAGACTTAGCCGCAAATCGGGCTAGAGATGCAATATTAGCAATGGCTGACGAAGCAACTGCAATGGCACAGATTACAGGTAGAGATAGACGAGAAATATTGTTAGCACAACAACAAGCAGGTTCTGGTGTACCGTTGCAAACTTATCTAGCACAAATTCAAGCCCAGGGCGGAGATACTGCCGCAGTTCAAAGACGCCAACAAGAATTAGTTGGAATATTAACTTCTCAGTTTGGCGAAGACGGTACAGAAATAGCCAATCAAATTACTCAAATGGTAACTACTGGTTTAGGATTAGCAGGATCCAGTGAAGATATGAAACAACTGGTTGCGGCCACTGATGTAACAATGGAAGGCTTAGAACAAATGATGCAGTATATAAAAGATGGCACAGGTACATCTGCATTAGCCTCTGCAAGACGGTTTAATGAAGAAATAAAATCTGGTCGCGAGTCAGAATATTATATACAACAATCAATGTTTAATGATGGTATAAAGTTACACATGAAACTAGGTACTGTTCAGAGAGCAGTAAACGAAGAGGAACTAGCCGCTATTAGAGCCCGAATAAAAGAGGGTGATACTGTAACTAAAATGGCACTAGGTGCAGAGAGTGCAATTAAAGGTACTGTTAGTACATTGAAGGCCATGGGATTTGAAACTGCAGAAACATTAACATCAATGTTACAGGATATAGGAAAAGAAACAGGATTAACCGAGCAAGCCGTGCTTGATTACTTAATTAAGACTCCAAATCGGATGAAAGGGTTAGCAGATGATTTTTTTGGTGCATCAGGGATGGATTTAAATACACAACTTAGAGCCCAGGCGCAATCACTTGGAGAATCAGAATTTATACAAATGTTATTTAAAAGTAAATCTACCAACGGTGTTGGAATAGCCCCTACTGCTACCGTTTCAGGAACTGGTACTGAAAATCAAGTAGCATTATCTGAAAATACTTCAGCATTACTAAAATTAAATGAAAACTTTTCAAACTTTTTAGGAAGGTTGGGTAGAGACATAGAGGCTCTGACTGGTGGAATTAAGGAACAAGTTAAAGCGGCAATTGAAACAACAAGTACAGTTCAAGAGAATACACGACTTCAGAGATCTAATGCACAACAAGACCGAGCTTTACGAGATTACTTCTCTAACTAAAACAATAAATACAACAAATAATCAAGGTTAACCATGGCTGGATGGAGAAAGCACTTTAGAAGTGCTAATATAGAAAAATTACAACAAAAAACGTCAGGTACACAATTATCGAACTCGCATAATCGCTTTCATAGTTGGTTACCAGAAGTATATACTGGACAACCAAACCGTGTTGAACGTTATATGCAGTATGATCAGATTGATGTTGATAGCGAAGTAAATGCCGCACTTGATACATTATCTGAATTTTGTACGCAACAACGTAACAACGATCATATGGCTTTTGAGTTTAATTTTAAAGACGAAGCAACTGAAGCCGAAATTGATGTACTCAAAAAAGCATTAAAACAATGGTCAAACATTAATGATTGGGATACACGTTTATGGAGAATGTTTCGTAGTACATTAAAGTATGGAGATCAATTTTTTATTCGTGATCCAGAAACATACGAATGGACATGGGTTAATCCAGCAGATGTTTCTAAAGCAATTATCAACGAAGCAAAAGGTAAAGAGATAGAACAATATATTGTACGTAATTTACAACTAAATTTACAAGAAAAAACTGCTAGTGAAATTATATCGCACTCAGACAATTATTCTAGTATGCAAACAATGCAACAAGGCGGTATAGTACAAAATCAACAATATCAAAACGCATCACAAGCTCTTTCCGATTCAATTAAAGAATATGGTGTTGATGCAGAGCATATGATACATTTAAGTTTAACTGAAGGGTTAGATTCAAACTGGCCGTTTGGACAAAGTGTATTAGATGCTGTTTATAAAACATATAAGCAAAAAGAATTACTTGAAGATGCTATTATAATTTACAGGGTACAAAGAGCACCTGAACGTAGAGTATTTTATATTGATGTAGGAAACATGCCTTCGCATAAAGCAATGGGTTTTGTTGAACGTGTTAAAAATGAAATACATCAAAGACGTATTCCATCACGTACAGGTGGTGGAGCAACTGTTCTAGATGCTAGTTATAATCCACTTAGTGTTATGGAAGATTATTTCTTTGCACAAACTGCTGAAGGGCGTGGTTCAAAAGTAGAAACATTACCGGGTGGAGAAAACTTAGGACAGATAGACGACTTAAGATATTTTACAAATAAAATGTTAAGAGCATTAAGAATTCCAAGTTCATATTTGCCTACAGGTCCAGATGATGGAACGGCTAGTTTTGTTGACGGACGAGTAGGAACTGCATTTATTCAAGAATTTAGATTTACAAAATATTGTCAACGATTACAATCATTAATGGCACCCGAATTTGATAGAGAGTTTAAGTTGTTTTTAAAGTTTAGAGGTGTTAATGTTGATAGTAGTTTATTTGATTTAGTATTTGTAGAACCACAAAGTTTTTCGGAATATAGAGAAATAGAACTTAACCAACAACGAGCAAATGTATTTGGTGCATTAGCAGAAGTACCATTCTTAGCACGTAGATTTACTCTTAAGAAGTACTTAAATCTTAATGAAGATGAGATTGTTGAAAATGAAGAAATGTGGGCAGAAGAAAACCCAATACAGGCTGGAGTAACACCAGGTGGTGACGCAGAGGCAGTTGATAATTTAAGTGCAGTCGGTGTACGACCAGTTGATACAGAAATGGAGCCAGGACTAGATGACATGGCTGATGCAGAAATGGATGCTGAAGCACCTGTTGAGGGTGGATCCGAAAGTCCGATATCAGGAGCGGAACAACCGCCACCTCCAGAACCAGGAGCAGTACAATGAAAATATTTGAATTTTATGAAGCCGACGAAGATAAACGAGTTAAGCAACAACCAAGCGATACTCGTAAGGTAAGACTTACTTTGCGACATTTAAATAAATTACGCAAAATGCAAGAGATTAAAAAAGTAGATCTTATTAAAAGAAAAGAATTTTTTGATAAAATTTATTCACGCCCTATGGCCCCAGAATCTATGTAGTAATGTCAAATCATGTTATTGTTGCAGGTCCTGCATTTGTAAGTGCAAATTTATTATGTAGGATATTACAAACCTCCCCACAAGTTTATTTTGCTAATCCCGAAGATCGTTTTACACATATATTTGAATCAGAAAAATTTATTGATAGTAAAATAACTATTGATTCAAGTGTTAATTGGGATTCCGGTAGTTCATTAGAATCATTGTACTCACACAATTTTAACGACACCGGCGATAGTATTCGTTCTAATCATCGTATAACAGTTGATGAAATATTACAATTTGAAAAACATTTTCCTCCCAATACACAACAAGTTTATTTTATACATGCTAGAAGAATATTTGATAACGATGATATTGTTCAACTGTTAAGTGACAATAGATTTGTAATAAATGTTTATTTAAATCCTATGCATGAACTTTCATTACAAGCCATAAAAATTTTTATGGATAGATGTTTTTTCCACATACCAGGTTGGACCGACGGGGGAGGGCACAAAGAAATAATTAATGACTGGTCAGACAACGATTATTTTAGTACAATTAGTAATATGTTGTATCACATGTTAGAATTTACGTGGCCACACAATTATGGATTAGCTCCTGAGGCTATTCCAATATTACAACAACATGATAAAATAATAAATGTGCCAATGATGGATATTTTAGATATTGATAAAGTAATGTTATTAAGCCAGCGACTTAATTTAAAGTTGGATTATAATGTTGTTAAGAGTATAATAAATGCATATATTAGACTTAACAAATATGAAAAATATCCATTAATTTACCCTAATTTAGATATGTTTAAGCATACTAAAATGTATAAAAAACATATAAGAGACCACAATGGTATTGAAATTGATAGTGTTATACAGGAGGTTGATAATAACGCTATTATTAACAAACTTATAAACAACGCCGAAATAAGGACAGATTTGATTAGTCAGAATATGCGTATAGGAGAAGTTTATGACGATTTTACTAACATTTATGAGTTATTTTTAATAGCAGTTAGATTAGCAGAAGAATTTAAATTTCATAAGGCACTTAAAAATAGTAATAAAACAGACAGATCACTGTTAAAAACACATGAATTTTACCCACTTTTTGAAAAGAAAATTACAGAGCTTACCAATAAAAATTCAAAAATAATAAAAAATCTTCCAAAACTCGCCGTTTTTTAGCCGTTTTAGTACACTTTTGATTTCATATATTAAATAAACATATACAACAATTTTGTTATAGGAGTTGTTATGACTACACGAGATAAATTAGAAAAGGTCCTCGAATACATTATAAACGAGGAAACGGACAAAGCAAGCGACCTTCTTCATGATGTATTTGTGGAAAAGGCTCGTGGAATTTATGAGAACCTCGTTGCCGAAGATGAAGTCACTGAAGACGAAATTCTTGATGAAAAGAAAGAAGAAGTCGACGAAGATTCGGAACAAGTAGACGAGGCAAGCAAAGACGAAGACAAAGACGATAAAGAAGACGTAGACGAAGCAATCGTTAGGAATCCTGAACAGGATTTTACTGACGAAGTAACTAATGCAGTTGATTCGGACTTAGAAGAAATTGAGTCAGAAGAAATGTATAGTGAAGACGAAATGGACGACGAAGAAGAAATGCCAATGGACGACGCCGAAGGCGGAGAAGAAACTGGCGACCCAGAAGTTGACCAGGCGTTCGTAGATGCTGAAGAAGCATTAGATCGCTTAAAAGCAGAGTTTATGGAATTAGTCGGTGGTGCTGAAGAAGAAGTACCAATGGACGACGAAATGCCAATGGATGCCATGGATGCAGAAGAAGAAATGCCTGAAATGGAATCAGTTGAGCAGGACGGAGTTGCTGAAACAGTTGAGGAAGATTTCGAAGAAATCGAAGAAGCCGCAAATATGGTAGCAGTTAAAGATCCTAGTGATCCAGTTGGTGCCGACGGTGGAGCTCAAAAGTCTCCCGTAGCAGGTAAAAATGATATGGGTGGAAAGGCTGTTAATATGGCTAATTCAGGATCCGAAGGTGATCATGGTGTAGGTAGTGTTTCCGAAGATACAGCAGGAAATGTCAACCAGCCAGGTAATAAAGCACCTAAAGGTTCGTCAGAGTCAGCAGACAATGTAGAACATGCAGACAATAAAAAGAGCCCAATGGGATCTTAAGGATAAACAATGAAGTTAATTGAAAAGTTGAGTTTTGAACAAGCCGCGATAAACGTAGAAACTGTCACAGAAGGTGAAGGATCTGACAAGAACCTTTTCATGAATGGCGTTTTTATTCAAGGTGATGTTAAAAATCAAAACTCCCGGGTTTACCCAATTAATGAAATTGCCTCCGCAGTTCAATCACTGCAGGAAAAAATTAACCATGGGTTTTCAGTGTTAGGCGAAGCAGATCATCCGGACGATTTAACGGTTAATCTGGATCGTGTAAGTCACATGATAACCGAAATGGGTATGAAAGGCTCAGATGGCGTAGGTAAACTTAAAATTTTACCAACGCCGATGGGTAATATAGTCAAGACTTTGCTAGAATCAGGTGTTAAACTTGGTGTAAGTTCTAGAGGAAGCGGTAACGTTTCCGAAGGAGGCAAAGTTAGTGATTTTGAAATTGTAACTGTAGATATTGTTGCTCAGCCGAGTGCTCCAGATGCATATCCAAAGCCAATTTATGAGGCTTTGCAAAATATGAATGGTGCTAATATTTTAACTAGGTTAGCAGAAGCGACAACGCACGATAGGCGAGCTCAATCGCATTTACAGAAACAAATACTTGGGTTTATAAATGAACTCAATAAGTAGGAGAGAAATATAATGGCTAATAATGCAATAGAAGACCTGTTAGGTTCCGAGGCACTCTCCGAGGATGCAAGGACATCCATCCAGGAAGCATGGGATTCTAAACTTACAGAACAAAAAGAGGCTATGAAAGCCGAATTGCGTGAGGAGTTTAGTCAACGATATGAGCATGATAAATCTCAAATTGTTGAAGCAATGGATAATATGCTTTCGGATGCAATTAAAGTAGAAATTGAAGAACTTGCCGAGGATAAAAAAGGCTTAGTTGACAGTCGTGTAAATTATACGAAATCTGTCAAAGAACATGCCAATATCCTTGATAAATTCGTAACCGAATCTCTTGCAAACGAAGTAAAACAACTTCGTACTGATCGCAAGGCTAGTGGAGAAAACTTCGCTAAGTTGGAAAGTTTTATTGTTAAGAACATTTCCAAAGAACTTAACGAATTCCACACCGATAAACGAGCGGTTGTAGAGCAACGAGTTAAATTGGTTAGAGAAGGCAAGGCTTTAATTGCCGAGACAAAGCGTGATTTTGTTAAAAAGGCCGCTGAAAAAGTTGAAGGTATTGTAGCAGGTGCTTTAAAGGGCGAAATTAATGCTCTTAAAGAGGACATTGAAACAGCCAAAAAGAACAACTTTGGCAGGAAGATATTTGAATCTTTCGCGGCAGAATTCTTAACAAGTCATCTTGCAGATGGAACAGAAGTCAAAAAGTACCAAAACAGGGTAGAAGATTTAGAGTCAAAACTTAATGAAAGTAATAATACTCTACAAAAAGCAATCGATGAAATTAAAACATCAAATGCAAAAATTAAAATCGCTGAGGACTCCGCAAAACGCGAAAAAGTTTTAAGTGAATTATTAAGCCCACTGGCAAAGGGTAAAAGAGCTCTCATGGGCGAACTGTTGGAGAGTGTCCAAACAGATCAACTTAGAGGTTCTTATCAAAAGTACTTGCCTGGTGTATTAAATGAAGAAACTGCTGTTTCTGCTAAGAAGATGAAGAGGCAGGAAGCAAATAAGCAAAAACTTAATGAAAACACTAAAGTTATAAAAGAATCAGAAACGCAATCAAGGCGGACCGTGGTAACCGGGAATAAACCCATCCACATTAATCCAGATACCAGCGATGCAAAAGCTGAGATTTTAAACCTGCAAAAATTAGCAGGTATGAAGTAAAAAACAGAGAAAAGTAGGAGAATATAATGGCAGACGCAATTTTTGAGTCAAATTGGCAACAAACAAAAGAGGCTCTCTGCGACGGTCTACAAGGCAACAAAAAAGTTGTCATGGAAACAACCTTAGAAAATACACGCTCCCAGTTGATGGAGACAGCAACCGCTGGTGCTTCACATGCTGGTAACGTTGCAACATTGAATAAGGTTATTTTACCGGTCATCCGCAGGGTTATGCCTACAGTTATTGCTAACGAAATAATCGGAGTCCAACCAATGAGTGGACCCGTAGCACAGATACATACGTTAAGAGTACGATACTCAGACACCGATAATGGTGGAACTGCAGGTCAAGAAGCTCTTAGTCCGTTTGATATCGCAACAAATTATTCAGGTGCACCAGGATCATCGGCCGCACCGAGCCCAACAGCAGATTTAGAAGGGGTTGCCGGTAACAGGCTATCCATTCAAGTCTTAAAGCAAACAGTCGAAGCTCAGTCACGCAGACTGTCCGCTCGTTGGACTTTTGAAGCCGCACAAGATGCACAATCCCAGCATGGGCTTGATGTTGAAGCAGAGATTATGGCCGCTTTAGCACAAGAGATTACAGCAGAGATTGATCAAGACATTCTTGGCAGTTTAAGAACATTGTCCGGAACGGCCATTGGTACATACGACCAAGGTTCCGTATCTGGTACAGCCACATATGTTGGCGACGAGCATGCCGCTTTAGCAGTTCTTGTAAATAGAGCCGCTAACTTGATAGCTCAACGCACACGTCGTGGTGCAGGTAACTGGGTAGTTGTTTCACCAACTGCTCTTACAGTATTGCAAAGTGCAACAACTTCAGCGTTCGCAAGAACAACTGAAGGTACTTTCGAAGCACCAACTAATACAAAATTTGTTGGTACATTGAACAGTTCAGTTCGTGTTTATGTTGACGCATACGCAACTGACAGCACAGACATCCTCGTTGGTTATAAAGGACCAGGCGAAATGGATGCGGCATCTTTCTATTGCCCATACGTTCCGTTGATGAGCTCTGGTGTTGTACTTGATCCGACTTCGTTCGAACCAGTCGTAAGTTTCTTAACCAGATATGGTTATGTTGAACTTTCAAACTCAGCATCATCCTTGGGTAATGCTGGCGACTATCTTGCAAAGATCGCAATCAACACAACAAACCTTTCATTCATTTAAGGTTTACTACAAAAGGTACTGTTTCGGCAGTACCTTTTTTTATGACCATTATTTCTTAAAGATAAATAATTACAATATAAAGAATGATTTAATTATGACTTCAGTAATAGTACCATATCCGAGCTCAGCACCGAGCAATTTAGAAGTAGGCACATGTAGTAATATGGTGTTGCCTGCTGGTAATACTGCTTCTCGTTGTGCTTCAGGTAGTACACTAAAAGGTGGTTCGTTAAGATATAATAATGAAACATATGCAGTAGAATATTTTGATTCTGATCCATCTTCATGTACTTGGAAATCAGTAGCACACACAACTGGTTTAGCCCTTAATTGTTTAACAGATGTTGTTACTGCAACTGCATCTGCAGGAAATGTATTAGTAGGGCAAGGAAGTTGCTATACCGCAAAAGCAGTTTCAGGAGATATAACTCTTGCTTCTAGTGGTTGTATGACTGTTAGCACAGGTGTTATATGCGATCAAATGTATAATCCAATTGACAGTAACACTGATTATCTAGTAGTTGTTGATGCAACTGATAATGCATTTAAAAAAGTATTAGCATGTGATTTTTCAGTTTGTTGTGCTACAACTGCTGGCTCAACTGGTGGTTCATCAGGAACTGCTGATAAACTTACAACGGCTAGAACTATTGGTATGACAGGAGATGTTGTATGGACTTCAAGTGGGTTTGATGGATCAGGAAATGTAACAGGAACAGCAACAATTCAAGCAAATTCGGTTACACTTGGTACTGATACTTCCGGTAACTATGTTGGAACATTAACTGCTGGAACCGGACTAACATCTTCAGGAGCAACTACCGGAGAAAATGTTGCCCATTCTTTAAGTGTAGATGCCGCACAAGCAGGTATTACAAGTGTTGGTACATTAACAAGTTTAACAATGGGCGGAACAATTAAATTACATGGTGCAACTAGCGATCCTGCAGGAACTGAAGGAATGATGTATTATAAAACAGATACTTGCAAGTTCAGAGGATACGCTAATGGAGCATGGACAGATTTACATTAGAGATATAAATGAAACATACAGAAAAAATAGCAGGCGAATATAGTATTGATTCAACATGTGTAACAATAATAAGTGACACAAATTCAACAAGTACAACAACCGGTGCGTTAGTTGTTGCAGGTGGAGTTGGTGTTACTAAAGATATTTGTGTTGGAGGTAATTTATATGCCACTGGTAATACAGTTATTGGTGATGCTAATACTGATTCTGTTTGTTTTACTGCTGATGTAATATCACATATTATACCCGATACAGATGAAACCTATAATTTAGGTTCTGCGCCACAAAAATGGAATTGTGTTTTTGTTAAAACAATAGCCGCAGGTATTATTAGTGCAACAGATACAACGAATTCAACTAGCACAACCACAGGTGCTATTACTAATGCTGGTGGACTTGGAGTTGCTTGTGATGTATATATTGGTGGTGCCATCACTGTCGATAGTACTACTAATTCAACTAATGGTACAACTGGCTCAATACAAACAGATGGCGGACTTGGAGTTACTTGTGATGCATACATTGCTGGTGCCATTACTGTTGACAGTACTACTAATTCAACTAGTGGTACAACTGGCTCAATACAAACAGATGGAGGAATTGGAGTTGCTTGTGATGCATACATTGCTGGTAAATTAACAATGAGCAATGTTGTTCAACTTCATACTGCCACAAGTGATCCAGCAGGTGCCGAAGGCCAAATGTATTATAAATCCGATACTTGCAAATTTAGAGGATATGCTAACGGTGCATGGACAGATTTACACTAGGATAATCACTAATGACTGACATCACTTCTTGTATTTGCGGTGATTATAATTTAACCGCAGATAAATTATGTCTTAAGACAACAACAAATTCAACAAGTACTAGCACAGGTGCCTTAGTAATGCTAGGTGGAGCCGGTATTGCATGTGATGCTTGGATTGGTGGTGACATTAATGTAGCAGGAGACATGACAGTCTCCGGTACTCTTACTTGTAATACAATTCAATCAGCCACAGTTTATACCGCAACTCAAAATACTAATGCAACATCAGGAGTAACCGGTTCTTTAATAGCCTGCTCAGGAGGCTTAGGTGTTAAATGCGATGCGTATATTGAAGGACATATTATATCAGAAAGTAAAATATATACTGAAAATACTACAAATGCAACATCTACAACTGATGGGTCTATACAAACCGATGGCGGAATTAGTGTAGTATGCGATATAAAAGTTGGTGGAAATGTTACTGCTGATTGTTTCATTGGTGATGGAAGTAACTTAACAGGTATTACAGGTGGTTCAGGAACAGGCTATCTTTGCAAATATTCAGGACATGATGTTTGTTATTGTACTGATGGTACACTTACTATAACAAATACAACCCAATCAACAAGTTCAACAACAGGTGCATTTATGGTATCTGGTGGTGTAGGCATTGCATGTAATGCACATATTGGTGGAACATTAGTTGCTAATACTTTATGTATTTCATGTTGTTTGATTACAACTGCATCAGGCACATTTAATATAAATGCAGGAAATTATATTTGTCTTAACGCCGCTGGTGAAACAAGAGCGTGTTCGCCTATTGGTTTAGCAGTATGTACAGTTACCGCTTTAAATGCTCTAGGCGCACCAAGTGCAGGAGCAATAGCATATGCATGTGATGCAACGGACGGATCTAGTAATGCTCAACCTACTCCAGTATTTTATGATGGCACTAATTGGCTTAGATTTGATACTAGAGCTACGGTGGTGAATACATAATGAGCGACATATTAGATGAATTAAAAGCACTAGAAGAAGAAGAAATTGCAAACGGTCTTGATATGACTGCTCAAGAGGAGTATATCGTGACATTAAAAAAAGATGCAGATGCAACAGATTTTCATGATAAAATGATTCGTGATTCAGCCTCCCTTTCCGATACAGGACAAATACCAACAAGAACTATAGATACTGTAAATAGACGAGAAAAAAGTAATTGTAATACACATTATAGCATGTCTTTAGAAGAAGTGCGAGAGTTACGTAAAGATCCTAGAGTCGACGATGTGCAAATTCCATTTGAAAACGATCCCCATCAAAATATAGGATTATGTCATTATAGAGGTACCCAAGGAGCAGTAGGGTGGGCACCAACTGATATGAATTTTGATAGGAGTCCATCGCAAGCATGGGATGTAAATTGGGGTTTACGTTCTATGACTACAACTGCTGGAGGATGGAATAGTAACTCTACAGAACTTACTGGAAAGTATGGTTATAACTTGACAGGTAAAGGAGTAGATGTTATAATTCAAGACACAGGTATAATAGGAGATCATCCCGAGTTTGCAATTAATCCTGATGGCACAGGTGGTTCAAGATACGATAGCACATATCATTGGTGGAATGCATTAGGTATTAATATGCCTGGTGGTTATAGTTATGATGGTTATCATAATGATAGTTACGGACATGGATCTCATGTTGCTGGAATAGCAGTAGGTAATACTTGTGGATGGGCAACAGAAGCAGGTATATGGTCACAAAAAATTCAAGATGCCGCATATGTTTCTCATGCATATAGTTTTGATATGATAGAAGCATTTCATACACAAAAAACAGCCCAGGCATCAACTGGATATAAACGACCTACAGTAGTAAATCAAAGTTGGATTATTTTAGAGCATTATTGGAATATGACAATACATGCATGGAGATATGGTGATTATCCTTATGATTCTGGTCAGGCTTACAGATTTGCTGAAGCAGGATATACATCAGGAAACCAACGTAAAGAATTTTTTGGTGAAACAGGATACGAAGATACAGATGATCCATCTAATTATTGGGTGCATCCGCGAGTTAGATCAGATATAAAAGCAGATATGGAACAATGTATGGATGTTGGAGTAATTTTTGTAGCCGCCGCAGGTAATGAATATCACAAAATAGATGTTGCATATAACGATACTGATGGTTGTCCGAGAAAATTAAATATGTCAGATTTAGGTAGAGACTGGGCAACCGAATACGGAACTGTTAGTAGAGGCTCAATAAAACATATGCAAGGTGGCTCCCCAGGTTCGCATTGGAATGATAATGGAATGATGCCTGTTTGTGTTGGAGCAATCGCTGATACTAATAAACCTGGAACAACAACAGAGAAAAAAGCAGATTATTCAAATAGTGGACCTAGAATAGATGTATGGGCCCCCGGAACTAATATTGCAGGACCTGTAAATGCCGCAAATAGTTCCTGGACCGACCCTAGAGATTCTAGTTACCATTGGAAATCATTAAGTGGTACAAGTATGGCAAGCCCACAAGTATGTGGTATGGTTGCTTGTTTACTTGAAGCCAATCCTCATTGGAATCAAAAAAATGTCCGTGATTTTGTACGATCAGAATGTCATAAATCCGGAGCAATTCACCAAGGTACTACAAATACTCCCGCAGATAGGTATGGCGCAGGCCCCACAGCAGCCTGGCTCGGTGGCGGCCAAGATTATACTGTTACAGACAGCCTACATGGCGGACATAACCGATACGCCAACATGCCCTTTAAAGACGGATCCTGGACTATAGAAATTACATAATAATATTTTGCAATAAATAGTATTATGGAACAAGAATATGTAGTTACTCTGAAGAAAGATTGTGACCCGTCAGAGTTCTTTGATCAAATGACAAAAGACACATCGGGGCTCAAAAACTCTGATACAAGTTTAGCCAGTATTCCGGATAAACCTATTGATTGGGTTGATAAACGACCGGGAAGTAAACGAAATACAGAGTATGCATTATCACATTTAGAAGCCGCAGAATTAAGAAATGATTCGCGAGTACTAGATGTACAATTAAAACAGGAAATATTAAATATGCCTGTTACGACTCTTGGAAAATATGAAGATGCACAATTTCATAGAACTTCAGGAGGTTCTGATATAAAAAATTGGGGATTACGTAGTTGTTCTTATACTAATAATACTGATGCATTTGGAGGTGTTAATAGTACAAGTATAACCGCTGATCATGATTATGCATTAGATGGCACAGGTGTTGATGTAGTTATAATTGATACAGGTATAACTGCCGGGCATCCAGAGTACACAGTTAATCCTGATGGTACTGGTGGATCTCGAATACAAGAAATAGATTGGTATACGGAATCAGGAATTTCTGGTTCTCAAAATGCTAATTTTTACAGCGATCAAAACGGACACGGAAGTCATGTAGCAGGAACAGCCGCAGGTAATACACACGGCTGGGCAAGAGGTGCAGACATATATGCAATGGCTACATTATCAAATACGTATGCAATTAGTTCATATACTTGTTTTGAATTAATTAGAGGATGGCATAATAATAAATCAGGTCCTAATGCAGGTAGACCTACTGTTTGTAATAATAGTTGGTCATATTATACTAATGCTTTGCAACCTGTTTATGGAACTTATAGAGGAACAGATTGGACTTATGAATATACTGGATCACATGGTGATTGGGGTGCTGGTAGTTATACTGGAAGTGATTGGCCAAGTCCAGCAGAATTAGAAAATAGAGGAATAGGTGTAAGTAGTACTCATGGTAATTTTGTTTCATCAATTGATGCAGATGTACAAGATTGCATAGATGATGGAATAATAATGTATAATGCCGCTGGCAATAACAAGTATGTAATTGTAGGTTCAGGGCATATTGATTATAATAATTGGTATTTTGACAAATATTATAATAGTATTAAGTATTATCATAGAGGTGGTACACCAACAACATCAACAGCAAATATAGGACTTGTTGGTAATGTTGAAGGATCATATCTATCGTCAGGTGGAACATGGTATGAGCAAACTAGATATTCGTCAACTAAAGGCGCAAGATTACATATATGGGCACCAGGATCAAATATTATGAGTCCTTATATAAGTGGCTACAATGATCCAAGAAATTCTAGTTATAAAGTTACTGCATTATCAGGTACAAGTATGGCAAGTCCGCAAGTAACTGGAGTAATTGCTTGTATGTTACAACTTCATCCTACTTGGACACAAGATGATGCTAATCAATGGCTCATTGATGAAGGTATAGCAAATAGATTATATTCAACAGGATTAGATGATGATTATAATAATGACGATAGTATATGTGGTGCACCAAATAGATATTTAAGAATGCCTTATATAGAACCGTATCATAGTATGATTACAAGTTAGGAAATAAAAAATGGCAATAAATTTAAATCATCAATTAAACAAAATCAGTAGTAGCAGTCAAGTTTTAACTGTTGATCAAAATGGTGCTATTATATTACCTGTTGGTACAACTTCGGGGCGTTCGCAAACAGGTGTTGCAACTGATGGATCTTTAAGATTTAATAGTGATACAAATCAATTAGAACATTATGGTAATGCTACTTGGAAAAATGTGGTTTCATATGATTCAAGTGTAACTCCGGCGGCAGGATATTACTTAACATATGATACAGTTTCGTCAAGTTTTAAACCGTCAACGACTTCGTTGCAATCACAAATAGATGAAAGTGCTATTGCATTTGCAATAGCGTTAGGAGGATAGTAAGTGGGATCTTTTTCATATTTTAATCCTAATATTAATTATAACAATAAGAGGCAACTAACTCAATCGGGTGTTGATCTTACTCAAATTAATCAGAACATTGTACCTATTGACCACGACTCATATTGTATTGGTTTAGACGGAGTCGGGAGCGATGGTAATACAAATCAATGGAAATGTGTTTATACAGTTGGTGTAAAAACAGCCAATATTGATGTTGGAACAATTTGTGCTTCTACAGCAGTTTGTACAGATATATTATGTATGGGTGCAGAAAGTGTTTCCGAAACCGATATTGCAAAAATTAATGGAATTACAGATGGTACAGTAGCCGGTAATAATGCTCTTGTTGTTGATGCTAATAAAGATATTGCTACATTGCGAAATGTTAGTATGGATGGTACTCTTACAGTATGCGATACTGTTTTATCATCTGATTCAACAGGTGTACTTAATATAGGTACATCAGGGTGTGCTACAAACGGAACACTAGGTGTTGGTATTGAATCATTATGTGATATTCCTGCAAGTCCTAGTAGTAATCAAAATCTTATTTGGACAGGTAGTGCTTTTGCATGGTGTGATGCAGGAGTTGCTATTAATGTATGTGAAATAAACGATCCAGTTTCAAATACCATAGTAGCAAATGTAGATACTTTTAAATTTGATGTTAATTGTGGATTTGAATTAACTGATAATGGTAGTGGTACTGTTACTGTTGGAAGTTCAGGTGTATCATATAAAACATTAGAAGTATCAGGACAAAGCAGTTTAGTTGCTACTAATAATGATACATTAGAAGTAGTAGCAGGAACAGGTATTACAATAGCAACAAATACAGGATCAAACCCGAAACAATTATGTATTACAAATGGTAATGCTGAAAGAAGCACTATTGTAACAGAAGCATTTACGGCAACTGCTAGTCAAACAACGTTTACGCCTGCACAATGCTATACAACAGGACACATAGATGTATTTTTAAATGGTATTAAATTAATAGAAGGTGCATCAAATGATTTTGTAGCAAACAACAATACTTCGGTTGTATTAAATTCAGGTGCAAATGTTAGTGATGTATTAGAAACAGTTTCCTATGCAACATTTGATTCAGCAAGTCATTATACTTGTGCCCAGATGCAAGCATTTCCAAATCATATTCTTCCTAGTGTTGATGATACTCATTGTTTAGGAGAAGCAGGAAAACGTTGGAAAGACGTATTTGCTTCGTCAACTACTATTGGTGATTTACATATGCACAACGATAACGGACATTTTACACTTGATGAGCAATCAGAATATATAAGAGTTTTTAACCATACAAATGGGAAATTTTATAAGTTATTAATGGAGGAGCTCAATGAGTAGAGCCAGAGATATTGCAGATAAGGTACCTTTTCTAGCAAACGTAACATCTGATGTACAAACACAGATAGATGCAAAAACAGATTATGCTTCATCCTGTTTTAATACGGATTTTACAGCCAAATCTACAACTGATTTAAGTGAAGGATCGAATTTATATGCATCCGATGCTAATATATACGCATCGTTTGATACTGTTGATACTTCATTAATTCCTGATCAAACTTGTTGTAGAGATTTAGGCTCATCAACAAAGCGATGGAACGATATCTATACTGCTGGTACCACTATTGATATTGCTGGTACAAAATTATCTAGAGATGCTTCAGGCGATCTTAAAATACAAGATGATTCAAATAACTTAAAAAAGATTATTGTTGATGAAATACAAATTGGCACAGGTGCTAATTTATTAAGACTCAGAAAGCACCCTTCTGCTACTCGATTACAAACAATTAGTTGTGATGTTGATGGACAAAAAGAATCATTAGATAATAATGATACAGATGATTTAACTGAAGGCTCGACTAATCAATATCATACAACTGCACGAGTCCGTGGAGCAATTAGTGTAACTGGTTCAGGTAGTTACGACAATTCAACTGGTGTTATTAACGTTACAGGTGGTGTCACTTGTGTTAATGAAAATACAGGTTCGATTGATTTATGTACATGTGATATTACAGAGAGTGGAAATCTATATTATACAGATGCAAGAGCTCGTGCCGCTATAACTGCTGGAACAGGTGTTACAGTTACAAGTGGAGCAGTAGCAATAGGACAAGCAGTTGGCACAACTAATAATGTAACTTTTAATTGTGTTACAGTTACAAACGATTTAGTTGCAGATGATATTATAACAAATACATTAATAGCATGTGATACAGGTGCTTGTGTTACAGTTTGTGGCGATTCATTAATCACTGGTGATTTAACTGTTTGTGGAACAACAACTCAAGTTAGTTGTGAAACACAAAATATTGGTGCGATTAATACTATTTTAGGAACCGCTGTTACTAACCCTTCGGCCGCAAATAGTGGTGGATTGAAATTAACTTTATGTTGCTCTGCTAATCCTGTTCCATATGCTACAATACTTTATGCAAGCACAAACGACGAATGGGTGTTTAATAAGCCTATACGTTCGGATTGTTTATATGGTAAAATTTCAGATGTTTCAAATCATTATACTTGTGATATTTCGGAGTGTACTGATTTGTATTATACAGATGCAAGGGCTAGAGGAGCAATTAGTGTAACTGGTTCAGGTAGTTATAACTCAAGTACTGGTGTTATTACTGTAACGGGTGGTGTTACTTGTGTTAACTCAAACACTGGTTCTATAAATTTATGTACATGTGATATAACTGAAAGTGGTAATTTATATTATACAAATGCAAGGGCTAGAGGAGCCGTTTCACTAACAGATGCTGGCGGTGATGGTAGCATGGTATATAACAGTTCGACTGGTGTGTTTACATTTACTGGTCCTGTTGCATCAGAAACAAGAGCTCATTTAAGTAGTAGTGGTGATATATCGTATAATAGTGCAACTGGAGTAATTTCAGCAACAACGTATAAAACTGCTGATTTTGATACAGATTTTGCAACTAAGAAAACATGCGATTTAGCAGAAGATACTGATTTATATTACACAGATGCTAGAGCAAGAGCCGCAATTACAGTTAGTGGATCCTTGGCATATAATAATAGTACTGGTGTTATGTCTTTTACAGATGCAGTATCACAAGTTAATACAAAAACAGGAGCGGTTGTACTTCATTCTTGTGATATAAATGAATGTGTTAATCAATATTATACAGATGCCAAAGCAAGAAGTGCAATTTCTGTAAGTGGTTCCGCTTTAACATATAATAGCACAACAGGCATAATGGGTCTATCTGCTATTGTATCGAGTATTAATAGTTTACACGGTGATGTTAATTTATGTACATGTGATATAACTGAAAGTGGTAATTTATATTATACAAATGTAAGAGCTGATGCAAGAATTACAAATGCATTAATTGATGAAGATAACATGGTTTCAGATAGTGCAACAAAACTTCCATCTCAGCAATCAGTAAAAGCATATGTTGATGCACAAGTAGCAAGCAAAGATAATACAGACGAAATTACAGAAGGTTCAACAAACTTATATTTTACAGATACAAGAGCAGATGCAAGAATAACAAATGCTTTAGTTGACGAAGATAATATGGTTTCAAATAGTGCAACTAAAGTACCATCTCAACAATCAGTAAAAGCATATGTTGATAATGTTACTACAAGTACAGATTGCGTAACTGAAGGTTCGTCAAACTTATATTATACAGATGCACGAGTAGATACACGAATTTGTGCTACAAATTTTGCTTGTTTATCAGACGTTGATGCAGTATCATCAGCTGATGACGGTAAAGTTTTATATTATAATCATAGTACAACATCTTGGAAAGTTAAAACAGATCAAAATACTAATGATGTAACTTGTGTTAATGAAAAAACTGGTGCAATTAATTTATATACATGCGATATTGATGAATTTGGGGCAAGTCCATTATACTTTACAGATACTAGAGCAAGAGCTTCCGTTTGTGTTACTTCTGGTATAGGTGCTTATAATAACATAACCGGGCAAATTACATTACCAACTGATGTTTGTGATAGCTCAGTTTTAACTTTATGTGATGTACCAGCAGGTCCAACAACTAACTCATATCTTTATTATAATGGATCAGCATTTTGCTGGGCAACCTCAACAAGTCCATATGATCAGACATGTTTTAATACACATCTTCAAGATGCTTCAATTAAAAAATTATGTGATGTTAATTCTTCAATAAGTCCTGGAACTGGCGATTATATGAGATGGGATGGATCACAGTGGGATTCAACTGCCGCGGCATCCACTCCTATTATTGAACTTGATGTTACTGTTGTTGATAGTAAATTTAAATTTGATAGTGGGAGCCCACAACCATATCTATATTTTGTACCAGGTTTTACATATAAAATTATACAATCAGGAGCATCAAACGCCGGGCATCCTTTAGTATTGTCAGAAGATGTAGATTTTAATGGAGGATCAAATCCAACTACTCCAGCCGGAGTATCATATCATGTTGGAGGAAATACATATTCCACAGCCGCAGATTATGTTGCCTCTTTTACTAATGCCGCGACTACCTATATTCAATTTGTTGTACCAACAAGTGCAAAGGCTAGATATTCTTATGGTTGTGCTAATCATACTAGCATGGGTAAACAAGGTGGTATATTATTAAGAGCTGAAACTACAGATGACTTAGTAGAAGGATTAACAAATAAATGGGCATCTGATGCTAACATTGTTTCGGCAATTAATTCAAATACTGGCGCAGTTACATTTCAAGGAGCAACAACATTTTGTGATACTGTAAGTTATTGCTCTAATATATGCTTCAATTCTGGCGGAGCATTACAATTTAATAGTACAAATGATATGTGCATGGATGCATCTGGAGATTATATTGTTTATACACACGGTACACCAGTAAAAAGAATGTGCATTACATGCGATGGTGCTAGTACATTTATAAGTCCGAATGTTACTACAATGACACTAAATCGCAATGATGCTACTAATGGTAAAGTACTTTCTATACAAAAACAAGGTACTGAAGTGTACGCAATTAGCACTGATGCGACACAATCACCTTCTGATAGAAAAATTAAATGTGATATTGAATCACTACCATTAGGACTGGAATTTGTCACTTGTTTAGATCCTATTAGTTATAGAACAACTGTAAGTGATAATACTGATCCAAAGCAGTTTGGTTTTATTGCACAGGAAATGGAAGATGCATTGACTGAATTAGGAATTGATAAGAATACAGTATCAATGTTGCAACATACCCCTAATGATAATGAAAAAGAATCAGATTATTGGTTGGATTATGTTAAAATGATACCTATTTTAACTAATGCAATTAAAGAACTGTCCTCAAAAGTCAAGGCGCTGGAAGATCTAAAATAGATAAATATCTAAAATAGATTTTATGGACGTTGCCTAATGGCTATTGCATTTAAAAATACATCAACTACAATTACTACCGCAGACACATTAGAAACCCTATATACCGCAGGTGCGAGTATAAATGGCTCCATTGTTCATGCAATATATATTTCAAATAAATTAATAACCGGTGGTATTGTTGTTAGTCTTGTCTTGCATGATGCAAGTGCGGCTACCGACAAATATATCATGAAGGATATTACTGTTTTTAAAAATACAACATTAGTTGTCGATAAAGTAGTAAATTTAGAACCGAATGATAGTTTGAAATTGCAAAGTTCAAGTACGGATTGTGACGTTGTAATGAGTGTTTTAGAACTCAGCTAAATATTATATAACAAGGGAATTTTATGTCATACATTGGCCAACCATTAATAAATTCAGATCTTATGATGTGGACGTTCGTTGGGGACGGGAGCCTAACCGATTATGCGTTAAGCAACTTTCCAGCCAGTGAAAGAAGCGTTGATGCGAAAGATTTAATGGTGCAATTATCAGGTGTTTTACAAAAACCGACAACAGATTATACTTTTAATAATAGTACACAAACAATTATTTTTGTAACTGCTCCACCATTAAGTGTTGACATAGTAGCAAGAATACATGTAGTATTATAAGGATTTTTTTATGACAACAAGAGTACCAACATCACTAATGTCTGAAAACCCAAGATTCGATGGAACTGGTTCCATTAAAGTTTCGGTTGGAACAACTGCACAACGTGATGGAACACCAGTAGATGGACTTTTGAGATATAACTCAACAATATGTTCTTTAGAAACATATTATGATGATAATTGGGTACGGGTAGCAAATAGATTAGATTCGGCATTAAATGAAACTAATGTATCTTGTATGGTATATAATGCCAGTGACTTAATGGAGAAAGTTTGTTATGTAACCGGAAACATGCAATGTTTATGTTATGATAGCAACGATAATTTAAACATAGTTGATTACTATGACACAAATGGATCAACAAAACTTTTTACTCAATGTTTGACATATAACGTAGATGATCAGTTAGTATGTACAACATGGACTAAAATATGACAAATAAATATTACTACAAAGGTGTATTGGAAGTTAAATGAGCATAATTAATACCGGGTTAATTAACAAACTTGAAAAGAAAAAATTAGCAAAGGCAGGCGGGTACCTTAGGGGTAATCTACTTGCTTCACTCAATCTTACCGCTATTTCGATTAATACCGCAGGAACAGGATACACCGCAAACGATATTATCTGCGTAGACAATACTGGCGCAACCACTGCATCAGGATCGGAAGTAGGAACAATCTGTGTACAAACTGTTGACGGTAGTGGAATTATCCAAACTGCCGCTATTAAATGTGCTGGCATCTATGATGTTAAGCCAACAACTACAACTGGAAACGCAACCGCAGGTGGAACTGGTACAGGAGCATGTTTTGATTTAACCTTTGAAAGTACTGTTTGTTTAGGTAGTTCAACACAAGCATTTAATAAAGTGTTTGCTGATGGCGTACAACTTAGCGGTGATGTTACTTTAGGTGATACAGCCGCAGATGATATTACTGTTAGTGGTGATATTACATCTCATATTATTCCTAATGCAAGTGATACATATAATTTAGGTTCTGTTACACAACGATGGGAAGATGGATTTATTGATGATGTAGATGCTTGTACTGGTATTTTTTGTGATGTAACAAATTCAACAAGTACTACCACAGGAGCATTACAAGTAAAAGGTGGTCTTGGTGTAGCATGTGATGTATGTGTTGGTGGAAATATAAATGCAACTGGTAATATTATTGGTGCAAATATTACTGCCAGCGGTAATATTACTTTAGGTGATGCAGATACAGATGAATTAACAATTGGTGCGGATGTACATTCTCATATTATTCCTAATGCAAGTGATACATATAATTTAGGTGCTACCACTAAGAGATGGGAAGATGCATATATTGATGATATTTGTGCAGATACTATTAATACTACAGGTACCGCAACATTAGCATGTGGTATAGCAAGTAGTTTACAAGTATGTGATTTAACAACAGGAAGAATTGCATTAGCAGGAACAAATGGTGAAGTAGAAGATAGTTCAAACTTAACGTTTTCAGCATCACGTTTATCAGTAACAGGTGACGCAGATGTTTCTGGTGCAACTTGTGTAACAGATACAACAAATTCAACATCTGCTTCAAGTGGTGCAGTTATTGTAACAGGTGGTTTAGGTGTAGGATGCGATGTTCATATAGGTGGTAGTTTAACAGTAGCAGGAACGCAAACTGCGGTATGTTCAAATTGTGTGCTGATTGGCGATGCAATTATGACATTAAATGCCGACGAAACAGGAACACCATCAGAAAATGCAGGACTTGAAATTGAACGTGGAACTGATGATAATGCACATATTACATGGAACGAAACAACTGATAAATTTGAATTAAAACTTGGAACGGCACTTGCTGATTTATGTGTCGCTAATGTAATAACTGATTCGTCAGGGTCTGGTAGTGCTATTGGTACACCGGCCGGATATGCAGGTGTATTCCACAGAACACCACAATTAACATCTGGATATAGCGGAACACGAGAAGGTGCTAGTGTATGTCTTGAAAACACAGATGGTTTAGCAGACGCAATTCATATTTTAAACGATACAATATTAAATGTAAGACGAGATACTTATGTTAGAGATATATCTTGGAGTACAGATTCGGATTATGATGCAGGACAATGTATTTCAAGTGCTAATACCGCTATTGCTTTTACATTTTGCTGGATGGGTAATCCATCATGTATTGATATCGACTGGGGTGACGGAACTTCGGATTGCAAATTAACAAGTGTATCGTGTGATGGTTCATGTACAGTTTCAAAAACATATGGATCGGGTGCAGTAGGATGTAATACAGTTTGTGCAACTGCAAAGCATACAAGTGGTATAGGTTATGGTTCAGAAATAACATTAGATTGTACAGATTATATGTTAATTGCTACTCCAACTCCGGATATTGAATGGGCAATGTATGATGGAAATCCGGCAAATGTTACAACTGCTGGCTGGGATAGTGCTTCAGCCGCTTGCATATGCAATACATCAACAGAAACAGGTGCTACAACTTCATATGGTAATACTGCTGATTATACAATATTTTGGGGTGATAGTTCCGATGCATGTATTGCAACTGATGCCGCCGCAGGTGGACGAGATGGTGCAGGATTAGCACACACATGGACAAATTCACCAGATGCAGATACACGTTATTCAGTATGTTTGAGAATGGATAATCATAGCACAACTAACCCGTCAGTACTTCCACTTAGCGAAGTTAAATGTGTATGTGTTTGGAGTTCACAAACACCAGCATTTACAAGTGATGTTAATAGTGGAAATAATGAAGAAGCAACAAGTGGTTTAGTTGTTAACTTTACAGGTACTGTTGATACACTAGGATCTGCAAGTAATTTTGGTGCAGGAAACTGTTGGAAGTGGACATTTGATGATGGTTCAACATGCGAAGTTGCCGCAGGAGGCGGTGGAGCAGGCGATTATAATGTTGCCGTTGCACATACTTTTGATTTAACAACAGGTGAACAAGCCTCAGGTACCACAGTAACACGTGATGTATGCTTGCAAGCATATAACGGACACACAAGCAGTCCGTTTGTAACATCGGCATGTACAATAACAATTAAGCCAGATCCAAGATCTAATGTAGCAGTAATATTCCAAAACGAATCAACAGGTATTGATAATGCAAGCAACGTTAGAGGATATGCTGTAACTGGATATGATGGACTTAATTATGCGTTAGGATGTGCCGCTAATACATCACAAAATGCTACATGCTATGAATATAATTGGGGCGATAGTTCAGCTCTTGATTGCATGGCCCACGGTAGTAGTAATCCAGGTGATGTAGGAACTAACATTACACATGATTATACATCAGTAGGAACAGGAACATATAATGGTAATTTATTAGCATATAATCCAACATTAAGTTTAAATGCTACTGATGATACTGAAAACTTTACTATGGATATTTTAGCAACGCCTGCCGCACCAGCCGGATTAAGTGCTAAAACAATAGGTTTTACAGGTGAAGATACTGGAACAAGTCCTAAGTTAGCACATGGATTTACAGACAATACTGGCGGTGCTACATTATCGGCAGGTTCAGCAGTTGATAGAACAACAGATACTGGCGGAACAATCGACTCAGATATAATTAGCTCTTATGCATATAATTCAGCCGCAGGTGCAGTTTGTGCATTGGTTAATGGATCCGCAGATGGTGCAATTACTTTTACTGCTAGTGATAATTCAGGTTTAACAAGTTCAATGTGTATTACTGAAGATATTGATGCAAATACAGTTAGTGCAACAGGTGTAGGTGTATCAGGTTCAAGCAAAATTTATCCAAGTAATTTTTATAGAGTGTTTAAAGCAAAAGTTTCTAAAACAGCAAGTGCAGTTAGTGTTGGTCTTAATAGTTACCAGATTTGCCATACTGTTACAGGTGCAACACCAGAGATTGAATTTGTTAAAGATGATGTAACATCAACACCAAGTTTAGATATATCAGCATCAACAGTAACACAAGCAGGAGCCGGAACCTTAGCATATATTAGTGGTATTCCGTATTATACAACAGGTGCCACAGTAACATTAGGTACTGTTAAAGCATACGATTGGATAGGACAAACATATCAAGATACTTCAACTCCGTTTAGTATTGAACATGCATCAAACGATGAGAGTACATCTGGAAGTATCATATCGACACAAACAAAAACATACGCAAATATTGATGGATCAAGTACATTTTTAAATGGAGGCAATCCGGTTGCTGATACAGGTAAAGCAAGCGGAAGTAAATATACATTAGGAGATATTACTTTTAGTGTTAATGGCTCAGTTAATGCCGTTGGAACAGTTAAAGCAAATTTATCAAATATTAACGGTGAAGGTGGATATAGCACATTTACAACAAAGATAAACTTGAAAGGAACTTCAATTAGCGGATTCGACGAAGAAGATATTACTATAACAACTTTAGGTACTGGATCGGGTGATGCAAAACGTATAGTAATTGCATCTGCCGCTGGTGATAATCCAACTTATAGTAGTTCAACTGATTATTATGCAAGTAATGCATGGACAGGTACACAAACTATTGCAGGTACAGATGAAGCCGTTGCAAGATGGGGACAATTAAAGCATTTTTCAACTGATTTATCATCAGGATATTTACCCGCAGGTCCAGATTTGAACACAGGACGATCAGGTGCTCAATATTTTAGAGGAGCATTTAAACGTTCGGTTGTTTCAAGTTTTGATATTTTATTAAATGGAAAAATTAGTGGATTTTGGATTGCATTACCGGGCGAGACAACAGACGCATCAAGTGGATTAGGTGGCTGGTTAGATTGTACGGCTACATATGGTGGTGCTGGTATGCCAGGATCAAACACAGGTGCAGGCGGAAATGGAAGTGATGGAGTTGCTTCGGGTAACTCTAATAAAGTAACAACTGGGTCAGCAGTAAACTCAACATTTACTATGACCTTAGGAACTGCGAATTTAAGTAATACATATAATAATCTCTTGTTTTTTAATATTAAATTAGCAAGTGGTGATTATATAGATAGTTTGAGCTTTAGTTAAGGAAACATGAATGGCAATTACAAGTGATCAAAAGATAGACTTTTTATGGAAGAAGCTCGGATTTAAAGCCGCGAAAACAGATATATCTTCTGTTAAAGGTGGACCTAACGAGGCCATTCCTGCCGTATCAAGAATTAATAGCTCAGTAATATGGGCACAATCTGGAGACATTCCTGGTGTTCAACCAAGTGCTACTGCCGGTGTTGTTACTGTATATTCAGATGGTGGAAGTTCAAGTGCAACTGTTGAATGTACAGAAGATGCAACTGCAACATCACAAAGATCATGGAAAACAGGTTTAACAGATTGGATTGATACTTCGTATGGATCCACTTACTTAGTAAAAGTATACGCCGACGATGCTGGACAAACAGATCCAGAAACAGGCGGTACACAATTACTTGGTGGTGAATCAGGCTACGAATGGTTTTTTGATTATGATGCAGGTGTTTTAAACTTTATTGGTACAAGTATACCGGGTGCATTAAGTGGTAAAAAGATATATGTTAAAGGATCACGTTATACTGGTAACACAGGAGTTCCAGAATCAGGTGCTGGCGATACCGCTACGAATGTACAATTTGATCCTACTAATTTAAACGATATACAAAGTACAGATACAGATGGTAATATAAATCTTGATCCAAACGGTACTGGAAACGTAGTTGTTGAAGGTACTAATTCATTGGTATTACCGGTTGGTACAACTGTTGAACGAGATGCATCACCGACACAAGGCGGAGTAAGATACAATACTACAACAAGCTCATTTGAAGGTTATAGTGGATCTGCTTGGGGCTCCCTCGGTGGATTAATTGATATTGATCAGGACACATATATTTGTGCTGAGGTATCATCAGATTCCGATGATTTAGAATTTTATACTGCTGGTACTAAGCAATTATGTATTGATCAAACCGGACTTATTACTGCAACTTCTTGTATTGTAGGTGGTAGTCGAATAATTAGTGATAGCACAACAAATGCAACAACTGGAACAGATGGATCAATACAAACTGACGGTGGACTTAGTGTAGTATGTGATGTATTTGCCGCAGGTAAGATAACCGCAACTGGCAGATTACTTAGTGATAGCACAACAAACGCAACAGACACAACAGATGGATCAATACAAACTGACGGTGGACTTAGTGTAGTATGTGATGGATATATTGGCGGACAAGTAACAGTCACTGGCAAAATAATTAGCGATAGCACAACAAATGCAACAACTGGAACAGATGGATCAATACAAACTGATGGTGGTATAAGTGCCGCATGTGATGTATTTGCCGCAGGTAAAATAACTGCAACTGGTCGAATACTTACAAATGATACAACAAATGCAACAACCGGAACTGATGGTGCATTGCAAACAGATGGCGGATTAAGTGCCGCATGTGATGTATTTGCCGCAGGTAAAATAACTGCAACTGGTCGGATAATTAGCGATAGCACAACAAATGCAACAACCGGAACTGATGGTGCATTGCAAACAGATGGTGGTATAAGTGCCGCATGTGATGTATTTGCCGCAGGTAAAATAACTGCAACTGGTCGGATAATTAGCGATAGCACAACAGATGCAACAAGTGGAACAGATGGTGCATTGCAAACAGATGGCGGAATAAGTTCTGCTAAAGCAATATTCGGTGGAACAACCATTACTGCAACTGGCAGAATACTTAGTGATGACACAACAGATGCAACAAGTGGTACAGATGGTTCAATACAAACTGATGGTGGTATAAGTTCCGCTAAAGCAATATTCAGTGGAACAACTATTACCGCAACAGGAAGAATACTTACAGATGATACTACAAATGCAACATCTACAACTAATGGTGCGTTACAATCAGATGGCGGACTTAGTGTAGCATGTGATGGATATTTTGGCGGAAATATTGTAATAAAGGATGCTGGAACCATAGGTTCCGCTTCTGATACTGATGCTATTGCAATCGATGCAACCGGAAATGTTTCTGTATCTCAAGATTTAACAGTAACTGGCGATTTTACAGTATCAGGAACAAATTACACAATAGATAGTACAACAATGACAGTGGTCGATCCAATTATTCATCTCCAAACTGCTTCCGGTGGAGGTGCGTTAGCCGCTGATACAAATAAAGATGTTGGTCTTGCAATGCAGTATCACAATGGATCAGCCGCAAAAACTGCATTTCTTGGATATGATGATTCTACTAGTAAACTTATTTTCATACCAGATGCAACATTAACCTCAGAGGTTGCCTCTGGAGTAAAAGGAACAATCGTTGCACATCTTGAAGGAAATGTAACAGGAGATTTAACTGGAAATGCAGATACAGTCACAACTAATGCTAACTTAACAGGTGGGGTAACAAGTGTAGGCAATGCGGCAACTGTTGTAACAAACGCAAATCTAACAGGTGGGGTAACAAGTGTAGGTAATGCGGCAACTGTTGTAACAAACGCAAATCTAACAGGTGGGGTAACAAGTGTAGGCAATGCGGCAACTGTTGTAACGAATGCAAACCTAACCGGTGATGTAACTTCCTCTGGAAATGCTACTACTATATCTGGATTAGCGATGTCTAAGACTGCTCTTAGTGCAGGGACAGGCTTAACATTATCAACGAATACTTTAAGTGTAAATGCGGCACAGACCCAGATTACATCAGTAGGAACATTGACTGCATTAACGGTAGATAATGTTAAAATTGACAGTACTAATATTGGACATACTTCTGATACTGATTTGATGGCACTTGCAAGTGGAGTGTTGACAGTAAACGGAGAAGTTCGTGCAACAAGCGAAATTACAGCATACTATTCTGATAGACGATTAAAAGAAATTGAACCTGATGGTCCGGGACAAGATGTTGAAGGTAAAGATGCCGCCGATGTATTAAAGGAAATATCAGGCGTATATTATAAAAATAACGACGAAGCAAAGTTATTTGGATATGATTCTGATAAACGACAAGTTGGTTTAATAGCACAAGAAGTACAAAAAATATTACCAGAAGTAGTAGTACCAGCACCGTTTGATATTGCTGAAGATGGTAGTTCAAAATCAGGTGAAGATTACTTAACAATTAAATATGAAAAAGTAATTCCGTTGTTGGTCAATGCTATTAATGCTCAAACTAGTAAAATACAAGAGTTAAAAGCAAAAATTGACGAATTAACCTGGTACATACCGCCTAACAAAGAAGTTGACTAATTACTATATTTTTGTTATAATTATATGAACGATTCCAAATGGATAGAAGACTTATTATCTGTTGCAGATGACAATCAAATTAATCTATTAGTATTAAGATATAAATCAAGTAAAGCCGAAACTGGTGTTGTAATCAGAAATGCAACTGAGTTAATAAATCAAATTGATAAAGAAACTGTTACTAATGAAATGGTAATTGATGCATTAAACGAACAATCTCAAAAAATAAAAGAACTTAAAAAAACAAACAAATCATTAATTAAAGATATAGAACATATGTCAAAAATGTATGATCAATTATGGAAAAAAATAGAACGTCTAATAAAGGGCCAAAATCCTAATCCTAGTATATGAAAAAAACTAATCTTTATGTTGCACACGGCGGCTTAGGTAAATGTGTGTTATTTTCCTCTCTTATAGATGTTTTTGCAAAACAAGATAATAATAAAATATCCATAGCATGTGGATTTCCAGAAGTATTTAAATTTCATCCAAAAATTAATTCAGCACCACAATGGACAGGTGGAGATTTAAGACATGATATTGCAGAATATTTTGATGATATTATTTTTAGAGAACCATATGTATCACAATATGCTAAACGTGATAGGCATATAGTAAAAGAATGGGCTAGATTATTTGGTTTTGAATTAGATACTGCCGGTATGGATATGCAACCAGATATGTTTATAAATCCACAATGGATCGGCGAAGCAAAAAATATATATGATAAGTTTATTCAAGAAAAATTTATAATGCTACAAGTTACCGGCGGGCAACCAGCAGATAATCATTATGTACAAAATAAAGGTTATACACATAATGCAATGACGCAAGGAAGAAACTTACAAAATTATTATGATATGATTCTTGCATTAGGTGAAGAATTTAAAAATTATAAATTTTTCTTATATGCGTTACCAAACGAACCAGTACAGATTCCCGCCGAAATGCAAAAGCGAGTATTAACTGCTCAAACGAATGCAATGGTATTTGCGGCTTTAGTTGAAAAAGCAGAAACATTTTTTGCTATTGATTCGAGTTTACATCATTTTGCCGCGGCACGTCAATATCGTAAAAAAGGAGTTGTAGTTTGGGGGACCACAACAACACCGACAATGATAGGACATAATCTACATACAAATATGCAAAGTTTAAGTCCTACAGAAATTAAAGTAGAACCAAAAGATGTTATAGATAATTTGCAAAAGGTATTGCAAGAGAAGAATCAAAACAAAAAAACAAAGGAAAAGAAATGAGCACTGAGAAAAAATGGGAAGAAATTCAGTTTGTTCCTCATCGAACAAGATTTGAAATTGAACATTTATTATTAGGCAGGCATCCTGGATTAGCAAGGAAAATTGCTTCGATAGTTCAAGAGATTGAAAAACTTGAAATGCAAGGTGATGCTACCGCAGAAGTTGAAATAGAAATATTTCAAGAAATTTTAAATGATCTTGTACCTGATGGATCAGGTACTAATGAAATATTAGGACAACTTGAAGATGAGGAAGAACAGTATTGGGTTGAAAAACTTGGCAAAATGGGTGCTATTGATATTTTAACTATTGGTAAATTGCAACCAGAAACAATGGATGCTATTGCATGCCTGCCTAATAATGTTATGTATAGAACTATTAGAGAATGTTTGCTAAAAGTTACAGCCATGAATAAAGAAATTAAAGATATAGAATTAGCACTTACAAGTGGAACAACTTAGAATTTGTGTATGTATTCCTGTTCATGATCAAGTTTATGCACAATTTGCTGATAGACTAGCAAAGTTATTTTTACGAGCAGGAAGAATCGGACTTGATATACATCTTAAAATAAGATCAGGTAGTGATTTAGCACGTAATCGAAATGAACTTGTTAAGGATGCTATACAACTTGATGCCACGCATATTTTATGGTTAGATGGTGATATTATATTTCCAGATAATTTAATAGAACTATTTTTAGCACATAATAAAGATATAGTGGCAGGCATATATCCTACTCGGTATCCCCCAATTAATAGTACTGGCTTTTATTCATATTCAACTAATTCCTTTGATAGAGTACATATTAGTAAGAACGGGCCTAAGTTATTTGAAATAGAAGCATGTGGAATGGGGTGTATGTTGATATCAATAAATACGTTCAAGCAAACAGAACCACCTTGGTTTCAATTTACTCCCGAACACGGAGAAGATATATATTTTTGTAAAAAAACCTTAATGAAAGTTTATTGTGATAAAGATGTAAGTCAACAATTACAACATATCGGCATAAAAGCATTTTCCTATAGAGATATAAATGAAGAACAATATTTGGACTAATATAACAACTCGCAAACGGTTAACACATAATACAATATTAGAGTATCCTGATAATCCTTTTACTATTGATAGACTTGTATGGAAATCAATAAGTTTAAACAATGCAGAAAAAATTTATGTAGAGACAGTTACGGATTTGTCAAATATACCAGAAGCAAAAACAGATTTAATTTGGTTAATTAATAAAAAATATAACATACGTAGTGATTTTCCTTGGCACTGGCGTCCTCGTAAATCTGTTGCAATGAATCATATATGGGAATTTCCTCGCACAAGTTCTGCAACAGGAAAAGTTATTACATGGGATTGTGTACGTTTAATTCCTAATCTACCCCATGCTAAATTATTATCTTTATCTAAAGTTAAAAAAGAATACGGAGCCAGTGTAAGTAGTTCTAATTTTGATGTTGCATTTTTATCTTACGATGAACGATATGCTGATGTAAATTTTAAATTATTAAAATATAAAGCACCATCAGCAAAAAGAATAGAGCAAATTACTGGTATTATAAATGCACATAAAGAAGTTGGTAGACAGTCTAATTCAGAAATGGTATGGATTATTGATGCCGATGCAAGGTTACTAGATACATTTGAATTTGATTATCAACCACCCGAAAGTAAACGTAATAATACAGTTTATATTTGGCAAGCAAAAAATCCTATAAATGGATTAGTATATGGCCATGGAGCAGTTAAATTAATGCCTAAATCAATATTAGAAACGTTACATTCTGATAATATAGATATGACAATGAGTTCGTTGGCAAATTTTGTACAGGTAGAAGAAGTAAGTAATATACATCAATTTAATATTGACCCATTAAGTGCCTGGCGTACTGCATTTAGAGAATGTGCAAAACTTGCACGTGGTTCTAATTACTTTGGTAATAATAGTAATGAAAGTGAAGAACGGTTAAATGCATGGTGTACAAAAGGTGAAGAAGAAAAATTTGGAAAATATTGTATTAAAGGTGCTATTGCTGGTAAGGAATTTGGTAGTAATCAAGATAATAATATGTTATTAATAAATGATTACAATTGGCTAAAGGACGAATTCATTAAAGAAGTGAACAGATAAATATTAGAAGTAAGGAATAATTTATGGCTGACGTTACGTTCGTTGTTACTGTTTCAGGCAGTAAATTTTATTTAGGATCTCAACAGGCTCCTGCAATTAGCCTTGACGAAGGTAAAACTTATAAATTTGATCAGTCTCATTCAAGTAATAGTGGACACACACTTAAATTTAAAAACTGGCCCAGCGGGTCAACTTGGACAACTGGTGTAACAACTAGTGGCACGGCTGGCTCTGCTAGTGCATATACTGAATGGGCGGTTGGTTCAAATTATGTTCCTGAATATGATTCAGGAGCTAACCACGCATTAAATTTTATTTATTATTCTGTCGCAGGCGGCGAAAGTTATGGTAACACCATTCATGTTGGTGACTCCGGTAATCCTGATACTTACAATCCTTTGCCAGCAACTGGTAGTGCATTAGCAGTTAGTGACGTAGCAGGCTTACAAGGTAAGTCTCTTTCTAATGTTACTTTTAGTAGTTTACAATCAGATAGACACTCAGAAGATGGCGGTTCCATAGGTAATACTAACGTTGATTTAAGTGATACTTTTGGTGGTAATTCTTCACGATCCTAATTCATTTCTTTTAATATAATCGTATAATGCCTTGTTTATATTATAATTTCCTGTTATTTTTTCAATTTTCTTCCTAATCTTAGCCGTTTCGAAAAGTCTTTTTGTTCCATGGTGCAAACCTGCAGGTATGCTATGTATATTGACCCACGAGTATCCATCACTTTCGCTATTTAAAGTAGGTATAAATTCGTTGCGAACTAACATAATATAATTTGTATATGAAAAGTCTTTATTACGATAAGTGTTTAGATGTATTATTTTAGATATTTGTATATCTCTAGAAAGTTCTTCTTGTATTTCACGTAACATGCCGTCCATGGGCTTTTCGTTTTGTTCTAATTGACCGCCCCAAGTACCCCACGAATTAGTATTTGCTTTTTTATTTTTTCGAAGTTGTAGGCAAAATCGTTCTGTGGATACCGAATATATAAGACATCCTGCCGCTTTATATAACATGTTAGTTTATAAGTAAATTCGCCAGTAGCCTGGTTTATAAGTACCTTCAATAGCATTAAGCCAAGCAGTTCCAGTCCACTTGTATCGTTTACTATCGGCATTGTTTAGTAAGTGATTAACCGCACTCGTAGCACTTGCATCAAAACTTTTAATCCATGCAGATCCGTTGTATTCTATAATATCATCTTTATCGGCATCTAAAGAACTCCATTCAGTAATAATACCTACATCATTTGTAAGCAAATATCTTTGTCCTAATGTTGCCGCGGCAAGTGTTCCGTCTCCGGGTTTATTAATGTGAGGATCGACAATGCCAGTAATTGCAGTAAGTGTGGTTGCTGGATATGTATCTGTATCAAAAGTTATATCAAGTAAGTTTACATCTCCGCTATTAAATGATATTGTTCCTAAAATATCAGCACTTGAATCAGCAGGATCTGTTGTATTTCTAAATCTTAATTGACTTATACCTGCACTAAGTTCACCATATGCTTTAAGTACAGTAGCCCAACTTAAAGGATTACCGCTTGCATCTGTTGATGCTAAATCACTACCTAATAACTGTATTCCGTTATCAGCAACTTTAGCATGATAATTTTCTTCCGAGACAATAACATATGTTTGATGTTGATTTGAAGCATCCCATACCGGACTGCTACCTTCCCATTCTTCTAATTCGCCTGTTGCAACCACATCCATGTCAGTAAGAATAGTATGAATTATTGTTTGCTTTTTTATTTTCGCTGGAGGATTAATAAAAATAGGCATTTCAAATGTTAGTGTTCCAACATCAATAACATCATCGGTTCCTAATGGAATACTTTGAGTTGTAAAATTAACTTCAGTTAATTGAACATATGATAAACTGCTCCAATCAAGTGGATTGTTGCTAGATTTAATATTAAGTGTAGGATTAAAAATAACCATTATTTGTTCAAATAGTTGTAACTTTTGATCCATGTTGCTAGTCCATATATCCAAGTTCATTAATAACTTATATGGAACAGGCATATGCCTTTCAACTGTATATGTTTGTCCTACTTTATCTTCGTATGCATCAGTACCATAGTTAAATTTCTTTTCATATACTTGAACTTTTTCTTCATGGTTTTGATACATTCTCATTTCAGGAGTCATTTGCATATTAGAAACATAACCTACCATAAGAGGAACAGTATTAACAACATTTTCACTATTGTTCTTTAAAATAGCAGATGTCATGCGTTCTTTACTAGCATACCTAACAGGTACTCGTAAGTATTCGGCTTCGCCTACATCGTTATGTCCCATTTGTACAGAGAAGTTATTAAACAACCTTAAAAATTGTTGTATATATCTTCTTATTTGTTTGTCGTAAAAATATTGCATTATGTTGGATCCGTGTCTTTAGGTTTAATTGCTTGACTAAGCCCTTCTGCCCCTTCAATAGTTTCGCCATCGATGATTGGATCTTCTTGATTGTTTGTAAAATCCCACGCCGGATAAGTTGATTTTTCCCACTTATTAGTTTCGTCGTTATCAAATCTTCGTTGCCATTTTTGTCCAGTAAATTCAAACATTCGTTTTGGTGAAAAATCAGAACGTATAACAATATCCCCCATTGCTGGACTTGCAGGAAATTGGGTAACTTCGGATATTGCTTCACCCCAATCATCTGTTGCATTCCATTCACCAGGATATGTTGCATTTGCTAGGTGTTTATTAGCCGGTTCATTATCTGGGTTTTCTTTTACTGCCGCCGCTACAACTGCATCATTAATTTCGATTTCTTTTGTATATGTTGAAAGCATATTTTTAAGACTATCATCGTCGTCGTGTGTACCTAATATATCTTTGTATTCCTGTGAATCTATCAGTGGGCTACATTTTACACGCCATATATGGGGATACCATGTTTGTGAAAAGCCTTCAGATGCCCTGTTAGCATCTTGTACAATATAAAATTTGTTTATTGCTTTAGCATCAACATCTAACAATAAATCATCACGTAAATGAGGAAGTTCAAATACATCACCGGGCATTATCTTTCTGCCCATAATATCTACCATTGTATTAAGATGAAAATTCATGTATAATACATCAGCAGTAAGAAAAAAACCAAACTGACTTAAATCAAAGTCGTTATCGCCGACATTATAAATCGCACGTAAATCATATATATCTTGGTCGTATTTTCTGTCACGATTCTCTAAAAATAACAAATCTTGTATAATAGTTTCTTTGGTTGCTTTGTCTAACGCACCAGGATTCTGTATTACAGGATCATCATCGTGTATTTCTTCAACGCCAATATATTTGTGGATAAGTATTTCTGTACCACCAATTAGAAACTGCTCAGCGATGGTTTTATCCATGAAATAGTAATCGTTCGTTTTCGTCGGTTTATATAAACTTAATCTAGGCATATAAATATTTATCGTAACCTGTCCCTTAAAGAATCATGTTAATACAAGCATTTGGTACTAGTAATACGTTTGGTTGTTGTGGTGATTACGTAGCCATGGACATACAAAAAACATGGCCATATGTACTTGCAGAACAAAAAAATGTAGATGTAGAAAATTTATCATGTATTGCTATTACAAATCAAGAATTAGCAATAATGTTGGACTATTACATTAAACCGAATAGTACAGTAATAATTGAACTAAATCATCCAACCCGTCCTAGGGCAAGTATAAGTTTTGATGGATTATCTTCTCCTAAAAACATTACAGATTTACATGAAGAACTAGATAATCAAAAACTAGTAACAAGAGAGTTATACGAATCAGGTGATTATCCTTTTGAGAATAATAACTTACCAGGATTTTATGTTCCTATTGCTCCTTCATGGTGGAATACCGGTTATGGTTCTCCAAATAGTATTAATAAACGTGTTAGAGGACACATGGAGGAACGAGGACTTAAAGAATACACTGATGAAGCAGAACGATTAGCAAAAGGTGCTTCTAAACATTGGATTTTTAGCACAAGTTTTGTTGTAGATCAATTTGCATTAATTTGTATGATGAAAGCAATATGTGATAAACATAATTGTAAATTTATATTTTTTGGTTGGCATGGCGATTTTAGAAGTAATATACTTCCAGGATGGCAATCTATTATAGAACAACATGTTCCATCTAGTTTACTTACAAGTGTTAAAAAATCTTACTTTAATGATTTTAGTAAAGAATCGTGGGACACAGAAACATGTTCGTGCGGACATCAAAACGAAGTTGTACATAAATTTGTTGCAAATAAGTTAAAAGAAATATGGAACTAGAAATAGAAACAACAGGAATTTGTAATGCACAATGTCCTTTTTGTTCTAAGTTTACATTTGATCAAGGTCGCTTAGAAATATATAATAGAGCTCCAGTATTATCTAAAGAAATATTAGATATTAAAGCGTTTGATAAACTTTGTCGTTCAATTAAAGAGCCTAAGATTAAATTTGATTTTCAAGGATCATATGGTGATCCTATGGCTCATCCAAATATTTTAAAACTTATAACTTCTGCCGCACAAGTTGAAAATGCTGAAGTTGAACTTAAAACAAATGGATCATTAAAGCACGAGAAACTTTATAAAGAATTAGCAAAGTATTTGAATACAAAAAATCGAAAAATGTTTTTTTCGGTTGATGCATATGGAAATCGTAATGCTATATATCGTCGAGGTACTGATTGGGAAAAAATTATTGGAAATATGAGAGCATTTACTGAGAGCGGAGGAAAAGCAGTTTGGAAAGTAGTTTTCTTTGAAAAAAATATGGGTGATTATAGAAATATGGAAAAACTTGCAAGACGGTTAGGATTTGTATCCTTCTTTATCCATCCTAATAGAGTAACAGAAAGAGAATCAAGAACTGCTATTTTTAAAATACCAAAAGAATATAAACCAAAACCACATGTTGATTTTAAAACTGATTATGTCTCACATTTTAAACATTATAAAACTGTTGAATGTAGACATCTTAATAGTGACGGGGAGCAATATTATTTTATTGGATGCGATTCAAAAGTGTATCCATGTTGTGATTTATGGGGCGATATGGTAGAAGATGATCCGCGGGTACGACGGTTAGCATCATTAGTAACATCAAGCCAATCAGATGAAATAAGTCTTAAACATCATTCGTTTTATGATATAATTAACGGCAACAAATTTAAAAAAATAGATCATTTAATAAAATTTAAACCTAACATGTTATGCAAAAAGAATTGTGGATGCGAATCAGATAAAATGGATAAAGTCTTTAAAATCATGACATCCGAAGTTTCTGGCCCAAATGATGCATAATTCGGTCGACATATATTAGTAAATATCATATACTATATAGTAATGGGGAGGCTGAGCATAGGTGAGCTCAACAGACTGTAAATCTGCCGCTTAATGCTGTGGTGGTTCGACTCCACCCCTGCCCACCAACTTTAAAGAGATTGTAATGGATTTAAAAATAACAGGAAACGTAATAATAAAACATAAGAAAGTACCAGAATGTGAATGGTGCGATAAGGCTAAAGAATTATTAGATGAAAAAGAAATACCATATACACTAATTGAGTCTGATAAAAAATTATTTGGTGAATTATTTCGTGTAACAAAGAGTGGCAAATTGCCACAAATTATTATGGATGGTAAGTACATTGGTCAATTTAACGAATTGGAAGAGTACCTTAATAATTAGCGGAGTATTATTTGTAATTGCATGTGCTCCAATGGAAGAAGAATATCCACCTAAGTGGGTAGTTGCTTCACAGTTTTTGCCTAGAGAGAAATTACAAGGATTAACAAGTGCTGGGTTTTTTACTATGCAAAATTCAATATATTCTCATCACTGTGATAAGCACGGCAACATGATACGATTAAAATATAATGAAGAAAAAAAGTCGTGGAAGCAAATAAAATACGAAACATTAGGATGTGTTGAATAGCGGCTGGTGTAGCTCAGTCGGTAGAGCAATTGATTTGTAATCAATAGGTCACGGGTTCAATTCCTGTCACCAGCTCCAAAGAATGCAGTAGGCTCTCACTATGATCCTACGCATGAAAATGAAACGTGATAGGGTGTTTCCCCTTACAACGAATAAGGTTTTTTCGACCCTTGCGGGGTGTGATAGCGTCACGCCGACAGAATATCGTAATCCTTAGCCGGCACAATAGATGGGGTCGCCCTGAGGCCCGAACTAAGGACTTTATTCTTCGTATAAGGCATTGGCTCCAAATTAGGTACACCAATGCCTTATATAACGGTCCCATCGTCTAGGCGGCCTAGGACACCAGCCTGTCACGCTGGCGACACGGGTTCGAATCCCGTTGGGACCGCCAAAAAAATTCCAAAAAAATGTAAGATTTGCATAGTTCATGCAATAATATAAGTAGTAACCAAAAACTTCTTATATTAGAGGATAAATGCGTGAACTCAGGCACCATCAATATCGTCGTTTAAGTTGGTATGCAAGACATACATGGGTAGATAACTTCGGTATTATAGAGCATGATATCTTTGCTCATATCCCCCCTCAACATTATGTAGTAAAATGGAAAGATGGTTTTGTTAGACACGAAAAACATTTTGACAATAAGAAGGTAGCAAAGGCATTTTTTCGAACAGTAAGAAAAAGTGCCACACACTTTTACCGGATTGTAAAATGGCACTAAACGCTTACTTAAATACGACTATGAATTTAAGATTGGCTACTCTTGAAGAGGCAAAAGACATATGTACGCAGGATCCAGTAAGACCAAATATACCTTATTGGTGGAGGACCCAACCCCCTAATCGCCGAATATACATTACAGAATTTTGTTGTTTTAATGCAACAGAAGAGCAGTACCGTTCATCAATAGATGCTGTATTATGTGTATCCCTTTTAAATAATATTCCTACCTCAGAAGAAGAATTATTACAGTCCGATGTTTCTGGCCCAAATGCAATATTCTATACTGTATGGTCTAACCGAAAAGGTGCCGGAAGAAACATCATTTTTGATGTTACAAGACAATTAAAAACCGAAAGGGAAACTATTGTTGACAGGTTTGTTACTTTAAGTCCTAGAACTGAAATGGCAAAACGATTTCATTTACGTAATGGCGCCCGTTTATTGCAAGAAAACGAAACAACCAATAACTTTGAATACTAAATACAAAGCAATTGATTTGTAATCAATTGGTACAGTTATAGTTAGAGGTTTTATGGATTTATTTGCAGTAGATGAATTAGTGATGATGGGCGTAGTTACCTTTTCATCAACATTCATATTTTTATTTAATTATAGACAAGATAATAAAGACAAATATTCAGGACATACAGGCCTGATTATTTTTGATTGGTTCATAAACCTTGGTATGGCGGTAACGGGTTACTTACTCATTTCAATAGTGTTTTCAAATATACCACAACTAGCATCATACGCAAGTTATAAGTATCCGGTTGGATATTTGTTTGGATTAACATCTAATGTAAGTATACCTATAGTTTTGAAATGGTTTCAACAACAAATAACTAAAAAACTATCGCAAATCGGAAAAGCAAAGTAAACTTAGTTTAAGGTAACATGGCAGAACAAAAAACAAAAGATACTGTAAAACAAACAGTAACGACAAATGGTGAAGAAGAAGTGAAATTTGAACCAATTAAGCAAATTGAATCTGATACCTTTGAAGCAGTTAAAGGTATTAAAACATTTGATTATGTTATTATTGCCCTCTTGGCTTATATGGTGTTTATGGTTATTCCTGATCTGCAAGAAAAAGTTGACTGGATTGAGAAAGACCTAAACTCAGTATTAGTACAAAGTGAGCGTTACAAAGCGGCAACAAGAGTTATGTCAAAAGGTAATGCATGTGCAGGATGTCATTTAGATCCTGATCATTTGATTTCAGGTTTACAAGCAACTTATCCAAGTTTCGCAGATTTAAAAGGATTTATGTCTGTTGGCCATCAAAAATATTTCACTATGGCAACTCCTATGGCCGACACAGAATTAATGGAAATATATAGGACGTTGAAATAATGTGGATACCCGTAGGGAAAATATTAGCAGGAATATGTTTCTGGTTAATTACTGGCTTTGGCATTACTGAAGCAAAGCAGGCTATTTCGACTACAATCGATCCAGGTTTCCTTGCAAATGTAGCAAACCCGGCTGATGTTGCAGACGGCATTAGTGTTGGTGGACATCCCTCTGCTACAAATACAAATTACTATAAAGACAAATACGAAGACGCTAAAAAACAACTTGAAATTTTAAAAGAAAAACACGCCAAACACGAGCCCCCTCCTTACCAAATAGGTAACGAATATAGTCCAAGTTACGGACAAACAGTAGAACGTATTCGTGAACGTGGAAAATTATTATGTGGGTCATATGATAATGTTCCTGGTTTTAGTGACCGCCAAGCAGGTGATCATTGGGAAGGGTTTGAAATAGATATTTGTAAGGCAGTTGCTATTGCCGTTTTAGGTGAAGACTGGCAAATGGAAACAGTCAAGGTTAATGGCAAAACTCGATTCGAAAAATTATATGACGGATCTATAGATATCATTGCCGCTACAACAACTTTTACATTTTCACGTGATGTTGAATGGCGTATTGAGTTTATGCCTACAACATATTACGATGGACAAGGTTTTATTGTACGTAGAAGTTTAGGTGTCAAAAGTGCTAAAGACTTAACCGGTGCAAGGGTATGTTATAGTGACGCAGGAACTGCCGCACAAAATATTAAAGATTTCTTTGAACTTTGGGATGTAGACTTTATTCCTGTGCCATTAAAAGCAGGACAAACTCCGGCAGATTTTTACATTGATGGCAAATGTGATATGTACGGAACAGATCGGTCGTCGTTAGCAGGCAAAAAATCTACATTTTCTAATCCTAATGCCCATGTAATATTACCAGAAGTTATTTCAAAAGAGCCGTTAGGTCCGGCAGTAAAATATGGTGATCAACAATTTTCGGATATTGCTAGATGGGCAATATATGTATTATTTCTTGCAGAAGAATTAGGAATAGACCAAGTTAATATTGATGACTTTAGTAGTCATAGAGATCCTATAATCCAAATCTTTATGGGAGAAAGGGGAGACCTTGGTGCAAAATTAGGTATTAAAGACTCCTTTGCAGTTGATATAATTACTGAAGTAGGAAACTATAAAGAAATATTTGAATTACATTTAGGCAAAGACACACGACTAGGCTTAAGTCGAGGTTACAATAAATTGTACAAAGATGGCGGTCTACTTTACACACCTCCTTTAAAATGAATAATCCTATTATTACAGTAGTAAATGGAAAGTTAGTTATTAATGGTATAACGTTTGAACACGATCAGTTACTTGAATCAAAACAGTATTTGCAATCTATTAATGCCCAAGAAGCACTATTTTATCCTGAGGACGAAGATATGGTTGACGAATTACATGCAGTAATAATGAAAATGGGCGAAATAACACCCGAAGCATCAGGCAATGATATGCCGTCGTATACACTAAATTAATGATATTTGCAGAACCCTTTTTACATATTATACAAGAGAATGCTATTGAAAATCCAATAGAGCTCAGTAAAAAAATATATAGTTCATCTAAATGGATTCCAGATCCCCAGCCCGATTTATGTCCTGAAATATATCATGCTGAACATACTAAATGGCATCGCCGTATTCTTGCCGAGTTTGAAACAAAGGAACAAGCAGAATATCTATTTAACACATTTAAAATTGATATTCCTAAAAAACATAGGTTTGTTTCTGTTTTTCAATTACAAAAGAAAGGTGGACAACTAGATATACATACAGATTATAATCAAAGTGCATATAATGATTATAAAAAAGAATTAAAATTAGATGGGGTAATACATAGTATAACTCAGCACTTTTATCTACCCGATACTAACCAATATCCAGAGACAGGTGCTATATTTCATAAAGAACAAAAAAATATTGAAATTGGTAGTGTTATAATAGTACCTGTTAAGCAAATAAAATGTTTACCAGGAACTTATTTTGCGTATGTAAATTCCGAAATCAGTCACCACTCGGTGCCTAAACAAAAACATGAGTTTAATAGAATTATCTGGGTGTCTAGACTAATTTGGTAATAAAAATGATATATTTTCCTAAACGTATAGAACTAGAACTAAGTTCTAATTGTAATGCAAAATGTGTTAGTTGTACTAGAGTCGATATAGACGACGACAACGGAGTAATGTATTATAATCCGTTTGGAGTTAGGGATTTAAATTTAGACTTAAAATTTTTACAAGAAAAGTTCTTTTACCAACCTTGGTTTAAGGATGTTGAATCATTATATTCAATTGGTAATAATGGCGATCCAATGGCACACCCAGGTATTGCTGAAATATATCGAGAGGCAAAGAAGTATGGTGGCGATTTAGAATTATCTATGCATACAAATGGTTCATTAGGTAAAACTGAAACGTTTGAAGAATTAGCAGAAATACTCACAGTTCGTAGAAGTGGTATTATATTTTCAATAGATGGCTTAGAAGATACAAATCATCTATATCGTGCAGGTGTATCTTGGAAACGATTAATGCATAATGTAAAAGCATATATTAATGCCGGAGGTGCGGCATGTTGGAAATATATTGTGTTTAAACATAATGAACATCAAATAACACAGGCAAAAAAATTGGCAGATGATTTAGGGTTTAAAAATTTTAGAATAAACTCTAATTTAATGACAAAAGAAGTAGCAGAAAAAAAGTTGCAAAAACTATGGAAAACAAATTTTAAGTTAGTAAAAGAATTTAAACAAGTTTCAGGATTGCAGAATGGGAAACCCGGATATAAACAGCCTAAACAATTATGGATAGATAGAGTAGAACTAGAACCTGAATGTACTAGAGATGGCTGGTTTTATGTATCATCAGATAAACGATTTTTTCCATGTTGTAATACATATTATTGTAGTTCAGATAATTATGAAGAGTTTTATGATTGGTTTAATGAAGATGGTAATTGGAACGATTTAACCAAATATTCTGTAGAAGATGTACTAAAGCATAAAAAGATGTATGAACTTGTAAGTACATTTGATAAACCAAAAATAAACAGGTTATGTGCAGAGAATTGTAAAAAATAGGTTGACCTTACGATAAATATCGCATATAATATATACTAATAAAGGCTTTTAAACACTTTGGCTAACATAGGAGAAATAACATGGCTAAAATTAACCTGCGTAAATCCGCGGCAATCCAGAAAGAACTCCAATCCAGGATTGCTGAGATACAAATCGATTCTACTGTTGAAGTAGATGAATTCATCAAACCGAAGGAAGCGGTTACCAACAAATTACAAGAAGCAGTAGAGAACATTCAACTGCGAACCAATCTTTTAACTACACTTTATTCAATGAGAGCAAAGACTGCTCAAATGAATGCAAAGTGCGGTGTGTCTGGTTTACTCGCCGAGGAAGCTCGTCTTGATCACGAGATACGGCAGTATACGGAACTTAGCAGGAATAGGGCTCGTATAAAGTACGATGAAATTGAAGGACGACTTGAAAAATTAAGTAGACGTTCAGACGATTCTTTTTCTAGTCGCGACACTATAACTGTTGGATTGTTTGACAAAGAACAAGTCTCAAATTTTAAAGAGACCGTTAAAGGTCTTAAAAAGACGAGACAACAAGCCAACGATAAACTGCTTGAACTTAATGTTAAGAAAGCAATAGAATTAACTACCGATGAAGAACAGATTCTTATTAACGAGGGTTTACTCTAATTCGGCGTTAGGCGGATGCTATTAAAAGAGGCTTCATTTCGGCTTTTAGTCGACATTCCCCAAACGAACTACTGGAACGCCAAGGCTTTGATCCTAGAAAAACAGATGCTTGTTGATGCTAGGATGCAGGCGTTATTGTTGTTTTTTGTTTATTGACCATTGTTCGTTGATTAGCCATCTTTAACCCATCCGCTTTTTTCTTGTTTAAATATATGCATGAACGACAAGGACAAAAAAGAACTTCGATTCAGTTTAGAAACACAATACCGTTATAAATTATATAACGATCCTGCCTTTCCATTTTTTCCTAGTTTAGGTATTCGAGACATTCTACAAGGCTTTGGTTTTGTAGAAGAATATATAGGTACTCTCCATTTACATTGGGTTAATAAAGATAACGGCATAGTATACGACAAACCTAGACACACTAATGTAAAAGGTGTTTGGGAAGCCACTTGGTATGATACTGCTGAAGAAGGACTACTAGCCGGCGAACGAATAGTTAACGAAAGCCCATTTGATGCTTTAAAAGTAACAGAAATGGTTGCAAAGAAACAACTAGAACAGTTACAGCACGATCTACTTAGCACCAGACCCCAAAAGGACGATCCATTTGATTTTGAAATAAATACTAAGGATAAATTATTAAATTAAAGGTTAAATGAAAGCACTATTGAGATGGTGGCTTATATTTTGCCTCTCGATCCTAGCAGGTGGAATCGCAGTATATTTCAATTTGCACATTGACCTATACCATGCAGATCAGACCAAAATAAGTTTTTTAATACTGTCAGTGTTTACAATGACGTCGCTTTGGATTGGGTGGAAAACTAAGTTAACCGAAGATACAAAGCAAGATGTTGGTGTGGGCTGGTTTACAGCCGAAGCATGCCTTGCCTTGGGTATGATAGGAACTGTAACAGGATTCTTATTAATGCTCAGTGGTGCATTTGCAGACATTGACTTATCCAATACTAGCACAATACAGAACTCACTTACAAAAATGGCCCTAGGTATGAGTACTGCATTATACACTACCTTAGTAGGTCTCATTTGTTCTTTAACATTAAAAATCCAGTTAGTTAATGTCGAAAATGAGAACAAACAAGATGGACAGTGATTCAAAATATAGAAGTAGTTTAGCATTTACTGACCTATTGTTTAATGTTCTAATAGGTTTTGCCTTCCTTTTTATTATTGCATTTATTTTAATTAATCCTATAACAAAAGAAGCAAACATAGAAGCGAAAGCAGAATTTATGATTATAATGGAGTGGGATCATAAATCCGTATACGATGTAGATTTATGGATGCAAGATCCTTTAAAAACAATAGTCGGATTTCCTAATAAAGAAGGTGGGTGGTTACATTTAGATAAAGACGACCTGGGTTCAAGCAATGATACTATTCAACTAGCAAATGGTCAAAAAAAGACAATATTTCTAAATCGCGAAATAATGACAATTCGAGGAACCGCACCTGGTGAGTATATTGTTAATGTACATTTGTATTCAAAGAAGAATAGAAGACATGGTCCTATTGATGTTACTGTTCAGGTACTAAAAATAAATCCGTATGGCGAAGTACATAACGATGTTCTTACTCTTAAAAATAATGGACAGGAGGAAACTGTCGTTAGATTTAAAGTAAATGATGCTGGGGAGGTAATTTCTAAAAACAAATTACAAAAACGTTTTGCGGGAAAGCACTCGCACGGCGCGGCGGAGCCCCTAACTCATGGCGCCAGTTCACAGGGCACTAATATAGGTAGTCCACCAGGTTTAGAAAGCACGGAACATCGAGGCGAATCACGCCCAACATCGGCAACAGTTGACCAAGAAGGTAGACTTACGTATGATTATGATGAGGAACCCGAAGGAGGATTTTAATGGTATTTTTTAGTTTTTTAATTGTAGCATGGGTACTTTTATTAGCAATAATATTATGGGATCTAATACAAAAAGGACAAAATAAACTTTATATGTTTATTTTAATTCCTGCTTCTCTTTTGCTTACTGTAACAACATATATTACAGTACAAGGATTATTAGGATATCCTACCAAAAATATAAAGTCAAAGAAGTTTATATTAATTTCATCGGCTGTTAAAGAACCAGATTGGGTTTATTATTGGGTTGTACACGACGGAGACATTGATCCTATTGCATATAAGGTTCCATACACAGAACCCGAACACAAGAAACAAGAAAAAGCAAGTGAATCAATGAGCGAAGGTGAAATAATTGAAGGTGAATTTATTGAGCCTGAAGATGCAAGCGATGGTAGTAACACCAACAAAGGATCTTTAGAGTTTTACAAATTTGATTTTAGTAAAAGAGTACCTAAGGGGAAGTAGAATCCCCTTTCTCAAGAATAAAGTCATGCCAGTATAACATGTTTGTATGTAACCTATCTATGTCTACAGGTTCCGTTAGATATTCTACAAAATCATAATTTTTATTAAAAATCATATCTTCTAAGTTTATTTCAATACAATGTTTGTTTAAAACAGGTATTGCAACTGGTGGTTCAAATACTTCCTGTCTATCAAATCGTGTAATGTTTACACGGTCAAAATATGTATTGCCATTTGGTAGTAAACATACAATAGACGGATCGTTGCTATTAACAAAAAAGTTACTTCTAAATTCGTTTTGAACAATTAGTGTGTTAATTTTCTGTGAATGAAACATATGCTTTCCGTTATCCTTCATCATATTGGTAGTAGTAATTACATAATTCCATTCATCTTGGGACATACAATTTGCTAGATACCAAGATGTTACACGAGAAAATCGTCCAACATCTAAATTACCGTTTAGTTGGAATTCTTTATCTTTTTTAGTTATGCTAAAATAATTGTAACCTAATGCATCATGCAATGCCCAAGAAAAGAAATGGCCACAATGTCCAATAGCATTGAATACGTAAATTAATTGTTTCATGAATATTCCTGTCCTTTATGTGTATCTAACATGCGATGGTGCCATTGTAACATACTATTATGCAATACATCTATATCAACATCTTCGTATATATATTTTACAAAATCATAATTTTTATTAAAAATCATATCTTCTAAATTTAGTATAATAGAATATTCGCTTAATATGTTTTCCCATCTAAAATTAGAAGGAACAGAACTATGACATGCACCAGTTAGAGGATCAAATACTTGCGGTTCTTCGGGTTGCATTTCTAAATCTTCATTAATACTTTCTAATCCTTTACGCCAAACTCCGGTACGTTTAAAATATGTATCTCCGTTTGTATAAAATACTAAATTATTTGGATCATTTGACTGGATTGGTAAATTGTATCTAAATTCGTTTTGAATAACTATTGTAGAATTTTTTTTAGAGAATAACATTTTATCCTCTTTTAGTATTTGATTAACTGCTCTAATAACAAATGCCCATTCTATTAGCTCGTTATCAGCCATACCATCGTCGCTATTGTTAATTAATATTTTATCGGTAGCATTGTGTGTATGGTTTTTTGTATTATATGATCCATGTTGACCGGCTTCAGATAGAAAATACGATATCATTCGTAACTTTTCACCTAACTCCTTATTTCCATTTGGATTACCATTTAAATTATATTCGTATCCTAACCAATCAGATTCATAATAATTATAGCCTAGAGCATTATGCAATGCCCAAGAGAACCAGACTCCACAATGACCTGCTCGATTTAATACATAAATAATTTGGTTCTTTTTTTCGGTTGACATTTTGCTATATGATAGTATAATATTTATATAACATTAAAACACTAACAAAGAGGCGGTTTATGTCAGGATACGTTGAATTTACATACGATCAAGCAAAGCAAGTGCTAGTTGAAGATATGGGTTTTAAATGTATTAATGATGTTGATCCAAACTCAGAAGGATTTGGCATTAATGCAAACGAGTATGTTTTTGAACGTGTAGTAAAGAATGACAACGCAGACGATTTTATGAAAGCCTTAAAAGGCGACAACTTCCGTTATTCCATCCGTATTTTTTCATCCGTAGATAGAAAAACTAAAAGAACACGAGAAATTGGATCTGATGCAATTCGTGTTACTTTATTTGATCTTAAACAAGATCGACCTGTTAAAGCAGAACGCAGAGTAAATAGAACAATAAATGCCTTTCGTAATATGAAAGAGCGGGCACAGGAACTTTGGAAATATGTAGCAGATGGAAATCATGTTTGTCCAAAGTGTGAAAGTTTACTTGTTAAACGAACTGCGAAACGTACAAAGAAAAATTTTCTTGGATGCTCAAATTATCCAAAATGTACTCATACGCAGAACTTATAGGCCATTCCTAGATGGTCTGCCAACTTAAACAAAGGAACAGTATGCCAAAGCAAAAAAAGAAAACTGATGGTAGTTTATTAAAAGTTGCTCCTAAAAAGAAAAAACGATTATCACAAAGAGGTCTTGACGAACAATATACTGGACCAGAGCCCGAATTTTATGGACCAGTTAAGGATATGGAATTAGCACGGGGGTTTAATTATTACAATTATCATAGTAATGTTAAAGATGCAAAAAAATACTTAGCAGAGTATCTAGTTGAACGAAATCGCACTGATGATTCTAAAATGGTAAAAGCATGTCCAGATGTATTTGTTCTTCCAACTTATGGTTGGCTTGCACGAATGGCAGTGAAAGGCGCAGAGTTTGAAGAAACAGTACAAGAGAAATTAGATAGACATGTTGATTATCTTTGTACTCATGGATTTAATAAACTAGAAAAAAGGGACGAAAAGAAAGAAGAACGCCAAGTAGGTCCAACAATACAAGACCGTGTTAAAGAACAAGCATGGGATATTGGTGCCGAATTAGAAAAATGGAAAGACATGTGTACAAGTAACGAAAGTACATGGGCATTAGTTTCCTTACAAAACAAACCACTTGAGTATTTGCGTGGTAATAACTGTAACCAAGCTCATGCAAGAGTTATTAAAAAAGACTACGAAGCAGAACTTGCTGAAATTAATCATGCAATTCTTAAAACTGACGAAGATATGGTTGAAGGTTATTCACATATGTCAACTTCGGATAAACATCGTTTTGTAACGTTTTTACAAGATGTTATTGATGCATGTGATATGATTATTGGTGAATCACTTGCTAATAGAAAACAACGTACAAAGAAACCAAGGAGTGCTGAAAAGCAAGTTGCTAAATTAAAATACTCTCCTAAAAATGATGATTTAGGAATTGTAAGCGAAAAACCATTATCATTAATTGGTGCAACTGCGGCAGTGATTTATCAATGTAAATTTAGAAAGATTGGTGTTTTAATTGCCGATGACAGTATGGGGTTTAAAGCAAAAGGTACAACCATACTAAATGTGAACGAAAACCTAAGTGTTAGGAAAACACTTCGTAAACCTAAGGAACAATTAAAAGAATGTAAAGGACTTAGCAAAACTAAGTTTGATAAATGGTTTACGGGCATAAATGCAGTAGAAACCCGGTTAACTCCGCGATTTGGCGATGA